TAGCCACTTTAGACGATATACAAGCACCCTTGTCTACATATGCAGATAATGCATCAGCTATTACAGGAGGACTTGTAGTAGATAATTGGTACAAAACAGCTACAGGAGAACTAAGAGTAGTTATTTAATCATATAATTATATATATAATGGATTTAAAAAGTGCTGTAAGGAATAGGGATCAAATCTCCCATATGTTATTAAATATACATGAAAGACTTAAAATAGTAGAAACAGCTACCTCTACAGAAATACAAGTTGAGGATATTATAGTAGATGGAGTTACAACTAAAGCTCCATCTCAAAATATAGTATACGATGCTTTAAATTTAAAAGAAGATAAAGTTAGTAAAGGTGTTTCAAATGGCTATGCAAGTTTAGATAGTGGAGGTAAAGTACCAGTATCTCAACTACCAAATTCTATAATGGAGTATAAAGGTCTTTATAATGCTTCAACCAATATTCCCACACTTGTAGATGGTATTGGTAATACAGGAGATGTTTATAAAACAACTGTAGCAGGATTAGGAGTTAATAGTTTAAATTTTAAAGTAAGCGATTATGCCATATATAACGGAACTATTTGGGAAAAGTCTAAAGGAGGGGCTGATGATGTAAATTCAGTTTTTGGAAGAGCTGGAGCAGTAGTAGCACAATCAGGAGATTACACTACAGCTTTAGTTACAGAAGCCACAAATAAAAATTACCAAACAGATAGTCAAAAACTCTATAACGATGCTACAAGTAGTATACAAACTCAATTAAATAGTAAAGAATCTAGCATAACTGCTTCAGGAAGTATTACTGATTTTTGGTCAGGTAATAAAACATTTAGAGATTTAGCTACAGATGTGAGAAATGTTGTTTTAACAGGATTCAACTCTGCAATTACATGGGCAAGAGTAACTACAAGTACAACACTACAAAACGCAATTAGTTTATTACAAAAACAATCAAATTACTTACAAGTCACTAGATTTATTAGTGGTACAGGAGTTACTATAAATGCAGATACTACTAAGTTTGATATACAAGTAGTTGGAGAAATTGTAGACCCTATAACTTTTATTCCTACAAATATTAATGTTAACACTACGGGAATATTAGCTACATATAGAACAACGCAAACGGAGAGTTTTGTGTGGGTAGATAGTACAGGAACAGTTATTCAAAGCTTAGTTCCTCCAGATACGATGCAATTAGATAGTATAATAGGATATTGGGTATTAATACACTCTAATTTAAGTACTATAAATATTATCAACTCTTTTCCATATTATGCTGATGGGATTGGAACAAAATTTAATCAGTTACTATATTTCTTAGGTTTTAGTAAATTTAAAGGAACTAATATAGTTAGTCCTGGTACTACAGGTACTAGAGTTACCCATACAGGAGGTAATGTACTTAAAAGTGGAATAGGTAATACAACTAAAAGACCTGTTTTATCTTTAATTGGTGCTGTTGACTCTACATTTAGAATGAGAAATCAAAATGATGTAGAAGGTGCAGATACACAAACATTAGATGTTTTAAATATAGATGTGGCTGGAGTTACTACAGCATTAGCAAATAATAATAGATTTGGTGCATGTAAAGTATGGAAATTTTCATCAGGTTTAATTAGAATACAAAGAGGACAATATTCTTACGCTAATTATGATGAAGCATCTGTAGGTATTTTTAGAGACCCTTATGTGGATTCTCCAAATGGTTTAAGAAATGGTATCCATATAGGATGGATTATATTTAGAAGAAATACTTCTTGGGGTACAGGTGGTACTGGTACTAATGGAGTTGACTACTCTTTTAGAGACGTAACGAGTACAGGAGTAACAGGAAGTGTGACACCTACATTACAAACAAGTTATAATATATCTTTAATACCTCAAATAGAGACTAATGCTGGAGCAGTAACATTTAAAGAAGGAGGAGCAAACAATACAATAAAAGTTTTAGCTGTTCAGAATCTAGCAGGAACAGAAACAGCAAGTATAGATGGTAATGGAGCTGTTATAGGTACATCTTGGAATGGATATACTCCTGCTAATGACGCAAACGTAATACATACAACAGGTAACGAAACTATAGGTGGAGCTAAGACTATAAATAATAATGTTTATACAAGAACTAATTATTTTGATTTTGTAAATAGTTATAATTCAGTATCTAACAACAGAACAGTAGATAACGTTCCTTTAAGTATTCAAAATAATTTTGGAGGAATAGGCTTTCACTTTGACAATCAATCTTTAGGATGGGGAGGTTATGGATTTAATCAGTCTATAGGAACACTGCTCGCATTAGATTCTAAAACAGGAAGTCTAGGTGATTTATTACAATTTTCAAAGAATGAAGTGACTACGGGTGGTATTAAGCATGATGGAAGCTTGTATACTACTTATGGGCAGTTTGGAACATCTACAAATACTACACAACCACAAATGACTATAACAAACGGGTCAAACCCATCGGTCATAGAATTTCCAAAAACAGGATTCAATATAAGAGGTACTGTAGGAGCATTAGGTAGCTATGAGATGAATATGTCTACTAATATGGATTACACAACAAGTCCAGGAGTTCACAGGTTTTATGACAATACTAAAGACGCTACTTGGTTGGCAATTGGTGATTCTTTTTGGCAAATGCAGTATGCACCAGCATCCGCTTCAGCTGGGGATGTTTGGAATAATGCAGGTCAACCTAGAGCTTTAATTCAACAGACGAGTACAGGTATAATGAGAATTAATACTACTGCTGCGCTAAGTATCCCTGGTTCTACTTTAGGTGATGCCATGCTTGGAGTTAGGAGAACACCAAATTTTGCAAGTATATCTGGAGAGACTGATTTGGTTATAGAAGGAGCTAAAACAAAAGGAGTTAGTGCACCTGTATATATAAATTCTTATAATACTGGTGATGTATCCGTTGTAGCAGGAGGTGGTAAGTTAGGTGTAGGATTAACAACTTCAATAACAGCTTTATTGACTTTAGCAGCAGGAACTACTTCAAGAGCACAGATAAAACTTAATGTTGGTGTTGCTCCTACTTCTCCAAATGATGGTGACATATGGTTAGAGTCGAATACAAACACAGGATTAAAAATAAGAATCGCAGGAGTAACTAAAACAATAAGTTTAGTGTAATAAATAATAATATACTCAAGAGTTAGTAATAACTCTTGAGTTTAAATAAAAAATATGGAAAAAATGATGGAGTGGTTTTCTAGTATAGATTTAGAAAGTATAGGAATACAAAAACACTTAATAGTTGCAGCTCTTATTGGTACACTTCTTAATATTCCTAAGAATATTAAAAGTAAATTACAGAAGACTACATTGGTAATACTAACTACTATAATGTGCACAATACTTACACCTTTAGTATTGGAAATATTATCTAACTTAGGATTAAAAGTATCTCAAGGGAGTTCTTTTGCTATAGCTGGATTAATAGGTGTTATTGGAATTTCTACATTAAAAAAATATATAGTAGATAAACTTAATAAGAATAAAGATGAGTAAGATAATTAGTAACTTTAAAATAATAGATGCAAACAACATAGCCTTAGATTCGATACCTACATCAGGGCATGCATCACTACATGTCAAGAATGTATTAGGACATGTAGCAAATGTTCCTTTAGAAATATTTACATTAAATTATATATTACTATTTCTAGTAATGATAATGTCAATACTGGTATTAATACATAAATTAGATGATAAGATGACAGATTTTGAAGAGTGGATCTGTAAGATTAAATATATAGGTATTTTTGTATGTGCCTCGTTAGGCTTATTCTACCCTATAAAATTTGGCATGTTAGGTTTAAACTTTATATTTCTATTAGTACTTACAGGTGAAGCATTACATGGTAGAACTTGGGTTAATAGATTATTACATAATAAGTAAAATAATCCTCAGAGAAATCTGGGGATTTTTGTTTTATATAGCTTTATTGTCAAATATTTATTGTACTTTTGTATTCACAAAAGTTAATATATAAATAACAAAATTATGGAATATTCAGAACAATATTTAAAAGACTTTTTTAAAGGTCTTGAATTCAATGAAGTAGAACACGTATATCATTATAATGGTATTAAAATATCCAAATCAGTATCAGGTAAACTAAAAAAATTCTATGAAGAATTTGATGCACCAAGAATAGCAGGATATGTAGCTAGAAAACAAAATACTACTGCAGATGTGATATTAGCAGAATGGGCAGCTAAAGGTAAGATAGCTACAGATAGAGGAACTAGTATTCACTACTTTGCTGAAATGTATCAATCAGATAGAACAGTATTACCAAGTTGTATAGAAGAAATAGCTATTAAAAGATTCTTTGATAATACCCCTAAGTCTATTAAATATATTACAGCTGAACTTAGAATGGTAGATAAGGTTAATTTGTTTGCTGGTACTTTAGATTGTTTAGGATATTGTACAATAACAGATACTTATTATATTATAGATTGGAAAACTAATCAAGATCTTTATAAAAATTTTAAAGGTAAAAAAATGACAGGTAAGTTCTCACACTTACTAGATAATAGTTTTAATAAGTATCAATTACAATTAAGTTACTACCAAAATATGATAGAACAAATACCTGGTATTAAGGTTTCTAGAAGAATTATAGTATGGGTTAAACCAGATGGTACTTACGATATGTTGAACTGTGAGGATTATACAAAAGAATTAAAAGAAGGTTGGTAATTAAAAAATTAAAATTATGGTAATAGGAGAAATAATCAGTAGGGTACAGGCTTTATATAGTTCTGGGATTCCTAGTGATGATGTGAGACTTAGCTCACAATTAATATTTAATAAGATGCTAACTGTGAGAAGTAAATTAATCACACAGTCAGTATCTAAAAAACAGAGGGTAGGAGATTGGGACTATAGTTATATACCTTGTGTAGAACTTATAGAAGTGCCCACTCATATGTGTCCTTGTTTACCTGCAAGTGGATGTACTATTCTTAGGAGTAAACATGTGTTACCTAGTCCTTTGACAGGATTATCTAATGATTTAATTAGATCTGTAACCACAATAGATTTAGAACATAAGATAGATTACATTACTTTAAATGCTTATAAAAGTAGTAGAGGTAATAAATATAGTGCTAGAAAAATGAATTACTTTATATTAGAAGGATACTTATATATTAGTACACCTAAAAAAATTAAAGTAGTAGCTATTCAAGGACTATTTGAGGACCCTATAGAAGTAGTTAAGTTTGCTAATATGTGTGATTGTGATACTTGTGATACTTGTTTAGATTATAATGAGATTGAATTTCCTATAAGTTTAGATCAAGTTGATACTATGATAGAATTAATCTCTCAAGAATTAGTACAAATGTATAAACAAATTGCACCGGATAATTATAATGATAGTGTAGAGTCTACACAACAAACTAAATAATGGATAGACATAACTTAAGAACCAGTTATAAAGATTATAAAATTCAAGTAGAAGAACCTGTTGATATTAAAATTTATATATCAATTGTTAATGGGTTCATGAAGTTTATAGTAACAAAGTTATTTCATAGAGGAGAAGTTATGTTACCTGAAAGATTGGGAAATATAGATATAATAGGCCATAAACCTACTGTAGAAATAATAGATGGTGAAATTAAAGGTCTAGCTCCAGATTGGGCTAAAACTAAACAATTGTGGGATAATGATAATGAAGCTAAAATTAATAAAACTTTAGTATATCATTTTAATGAGGATACAGCCGGAGTTAGGTATAGATTTAGATGGAGTAAGAATAGAGTTATGGTTTCTAATAAAACACTTTATTCTATTAGAATGTGTAGAGCAAATAAAAGGGCCTTGTCTGCCTTAGTAAAGCAAGGAAAAGAATATTTAATAAAATAAAACATGGCAAAAGAATTGCAATGGGTTCCTATAGATAGAGTAATTTCTAAATTATATAGAGACTTAGGGCTTGAAGAAATTTCAGAAACTGATATTGTAGAATGGTCTGGAGAAGCTTTAGAAGCTATTGGAGTGATTAATCTTTATGAAGAAGCTGTAACATTTGCTGAAGTAAAAAATCATAAAGTAGAGATACCTTGTGGTTTACATTCTGTAATTCAGATAGCTAGAGACAATAGTACTTGTAATGATATACAAGTTATAAAAAAGGAACTTGTAGAAAGTATATCTACATATGATCCTAAAGTGTTTGATTGTAGTACCTTTATGCTACCTATAGAACAAACTTACTATAAACCTAATTTTGATCTTAAAGGTGAATATGACGGTTGGTCTAATTCTACATTTTACAAAAGATACTCTCCTATTAGAAAATCCACACACACTTTTTTTAATACTATAGGATCAGGTTCAGAAATATATGATTCATTTGGTAATGATGAATATAATATTATTCAAGATCAAATAAGATTTTCTTTTAAAGAAGGTATAGTTGCTATAGCTTACCATAGAACTATGACAGATTCAGATACTGGATATCCGTTAATACCAGATGACTACTCAGTCACTACAGCTATTACTATGTATGTTACAATGAAGTATATGGGGAGGTTGTGGTATTTAGGCAGAGAAGGTTATGCAGATAAATTTCAAAAAGCCGAACAAGATTGGCACTGGTATTGTAAACAAGCCGGTAATACTTTGATGGCTCCTTATGGAGAAGATGATTTCCAAAATATACTAGAAGGTAGAAAGCAAATGATTCCTAGGCATAATAAATATTATGGTTTTTTTGGTAATCTTGGTAGGAATCAAGATCAAGGTTGGACTAGAGGTAACCTTCATGGAGGTACTCACTTAACTAATAGAAGATAATGGCGCAAAATAAACCAACAACATTAGGTAGAGGATTACATTTAGATAATTCTCCTATCTTGCAACCACAGGATACTTATAGATTTGCCCTTAATTCAGTTAATGAAACTGAGTTAGGGGATCTTTCATTTATAGGTAATGAAGAAAGTAATACTATCTTTTCCACAATAAAACCTAATTTTATTATAATAGGAAAAGTATACCTAGGAGATAATGAAACAGGTATATTCTCTGTATCTAAAGATGATACTATATCTGAAATAGGTATACTAAAAGATAATGGTAAGTATGAAGTATATGTAAATGATTCTACTAGTGATACAATAGATAAACTTAATTTCAAAGTATCTAAACAAATACAAGCTAGTTATAGATTAAGAAGAGGTGGAGAAAAAACTATCTACTTTACAGATAATTACAATAGACCTAGATACTTTAATTTTAATAAACCAGAAGATTTTCAAACTGCTGGAGAGTTTGTAGCTAGAAAGTTTTCCTTAGTTAGGGAATACTCTATGATACCTACATTTACAGATATACAAGTCTTAGATTCTGGTGGAGAAATCTTTCCTGGTTCTTATAATGTAGCTATACAATATGTAGATTCAGGTTTAAATCCTACAGAGTGGATAACAACTTCTGAAATACTTTATGTATATAATGACAGCATTACACAGGAATTTTTAGATATACAAGGAAGTATACATTCAGATGTAGAAGCTGAAAACTTTCCAATAACTTCTAAAGCTATTAGAGTAGATTTAGATAATTTAGATTTAGAGTTTCCTTTTTATAGATTAGCTTTTATAGAGGCTAGTACCGGTTCTGGTGTTATTAATGCAGTAAAGATAACTGGAGTTATACCCACTAGTAAAACATACTATGTGTATACAGGTATTAATGCAGAAACTACAGGTACAGCTGAAGAGATAGCTTTCTTTAACTCTACAATACATACTGCAGGTTCTATAGAACAATTAGAAAATAGATTACTATTAGCTAATACTAAAGGTCCTCAAATACAATTTTGCGATCTACAGAAATATGCCTCTAGAATTAAGACTGATGTAGTGTTACAAAAAGTTCTTTTAAATGATATAAAAGATTTAAGTAATCCTAAGAATCCTTCTCATAGAATTCATAACACAGGTTATATGCCTGGTGAGATATATTCGTTTGGTATTGTATATGTGTTTGAAGATGGTTCTGTATCACCTACTTATCATATACCAGGTAAGAGTCCTTTAGTGAGTAATAAACTAACTTATACAGATCCTATCACAGCTTACCCTATGTCTAATGTTAACAACACTAGTACTAGTGATTTATATGTAGATTTGGGTACTTGTCCTAATTCAGATTATTGGGGACTGGATTCTGAAGGAGTCTCTTTAAAAAATACTCCTGTAAGACATCATAGATTTCCTAAAAGATCAGATTTAGATTTAGATTTAGTTACTATTGAAGCTACTACTAGTACTCCTAGTAATTACTATAGTTTAAGTATTAACATACAAGTTACCTTAACAGCTTTAGTTACAAGTTCATTTCCTGTAAATGTCTCTTATACTGTAGATGGGCAATCTCAAATATTTACTTTTGTTATAGATATAGCTTTATACCCACCGGGTTCTAGTGTAGATGAAACATTCTTTTCTCCTTATTACGCTAGCAATAGTATAGTAGTAACTAAGATTGAAGAGTTACAACCAGATGGTTCTACTATAGATTTAATAGCTAATCCAGGGACTTCTCAAATGGGATCAGTCTATACTGATAGTATTATAACTAATACCACTGTCATAGGATCTGATTTATATAGTACACAAATATTTGGAGCTAAATTTTCTGGAGTAGATTTACCTGATATTACAGATACAGCAGGAATGCAATGTGTTGGATATTATATTGTAAGAAGTGAAAGAACAGATTCTGAAAAAACTATTATAGATTCAGCAGTATTGGTTCCTAATGTAATAAACCCAGGGACTAAGTACAGTGCCCATGGATTATTAAATCCAGATGTAGATGCTTCTAAAATTGATAAAAGAGTTTATGGGTTAATATCTCCTGAACACAAGTTCTTTAATAAGGAGTTCACAGATTTTGATAATATAGAACAGGAGGGTTATTTTGGATTAAGTTCACCAACATCTAAAACTTATAGTAAGACTAGGTATAATGATGTACAAGAGGGTTCTTCTTATGATCCAGAAAACCATAAAGGAGGTAATGACGATGCTGCTGTTAAAGATGGTTGGAGTTTAGGTATTATATTTAGAGATACTTTTACTAAATTTTTCAAAGAGAAAGTCTTCAATATAACTAAAAGTCAGATTAAAGAAATATTCTATTTAAAAGCTTTAGCTAATAGGGATATCAATGATGGGGCCAATACAGTATACAATATAGCTGCAGATAATAGAGTAGGTTTTATACATCTTACAGAAGATAACTTAGTAAATGCTAGTAAGGATAAATTACCTTATGTACTACTAAAAAGAAACCTAGCTGATCACTATTCTAACTTTAGAACTTTACCTTACTATAAGGAAAGTGCTAACATATCTACAGGTAGTACTAGTAGTGTATTTAATGGAGATTCTTATGTAGCTCCTATGAGATATACAAATACAGTATTCTGGGATAACAGAATAGCTAGAAGAGCTGGTAAAACTAATGGTTGGAAATATGTAGCTGGTGCTGTATTAGTTGTTATAGGTGCAGCTTTATCTATATTCACTGGAGGAGCTTCTTTATTAGTACTAGGTGCTGGTATATCCTTAATAGGTGGTGGAGCTCTTTTAGTAGCTTCAGGTGTTTCTAAAGATGCATATAATAAAGCTTACACTGAAGAGTGGGGTAAAGGCCTTAGAGAAACAGCTTTAGATGATTGGGTTGATAAATACTATAAGCAAAATACTTCTGATTTTGGAACTACAGGTAATAGTAATACTAGTGATGGTCCTTCTGATGATGAGATTCAATGGGTTACAGATTCTATTACAGATCTTTGGTTTGAAACTCAGATTAATATGAGTCTAAGAACTAAGATGATATCTGATGTACCAACTTTTTTAGATGCCCCAGGCAAAAGAGAAACAGGTAATAAAGAACCTTTAAATGGTTGGGAGTATTTTGGTATACATTATGAGAATGCTAAATCTAGATATCCTATTTCTTTATTAGATACATATGGTAATAGAAAACTTTTAGTATTCGATTCTACAAGAAAGGATAATAGATTGTATTTAGGAATTCCTTTAGGTGTACACTATAAAATAAATCCGGATTATTTAAGATTAAATAAACAAAAGTCTTATTTTCATCTACCTTTAGAGTATGACTGTTGTTCTGATTGTATTGAAACATTTCCACATAGGATTCATTATTCTGAACAATCTTTTCAAGAAGAACTTATAGATAACTACAGAATATTTTTACCTAATAACTATAGAGATATAGATGGTGAAACTGGACCTATCACTAATGTATTTAAGATAAACAATAATTTGTTTTTACATACAGAAGAAGCTTTATGGCAAATGCCTAAAAACTATCAAGAAAGAGTTACAGATCAGATAGTATCCTTTATAGGTACAGGTTCTTACTTTGAAATACCACCTCAAAAGATTCTAGATGATGACACAGGTTCTTCTGCTGGGTTACAACATAAATGGAGTGGTTTAAAAACACCTCAAGGATATTTATTTGTATCAGCAAATCAAAGAAAGATTTATTCTTTTAATGGTGCTAGCTTAAAAGTGTTGAGTGACTTAGGATTATCTAATTACTTTAAGGAACATATAGAGTTAGTAGCTGACAAACAATACAATAAAGCTTTAGGAGAAAGTTACAAATATAATGATAACCCTTCTAACCCATTAGGTATTGGTTACATATCTACATATGATACTAAGAAAGAGAGATTATTAATTACTAAAAAAGATTATAGTTTAAGTCCTATCATCTCTGCTGGTAATGACTTTGAAATAGATGTTACAGCAGGTATTATGACAGCTTTTATTAACTTCAGTGTTACTATAGCAAATCAATCTGCTTTAGGATATAACTATATAGGTATAAAAGATTCTGAATTGCAATTTGAAAAATTAACTACAATTCCTGTTACAGAAATTAGATATGATGATAATGGGGATCCTATTAGTATGCTAGTAGATAAGGTTGTTGTAGACTACACTTCTATAGCAGGTGTAATAGTACCAAATCCTATAGAGGCTAATACTTCTTTAACTATGAGTTTTTCTTTAAAAGCTAACTCTTGGATTTCATGGCATTCATATTTACCTAACATATATATATCTACTCCAGAAGCTTTATATTCTATTAAATCAGACGATAATAAAATATGGAAGCATAATGTTAAAGGAGAGTATCAAAATTTCTATGGAGTACAGTATCCACATATTGTAGAGTACGTGACTAATAATAATCCTTTAGAGACTAAGATTACAAATAGTATTAAATTATTAACTGAAGCTAAATCTTTTGATACTGACACACAAGAATATGTAGATCAAAGGTATAGAACTTTTAATAAAGCAGTGCTATACAATAGTAGACAATGTACTGGATTATTAAACTTAGTACCAAAAGATACTCAAGCTAATTCTGAGAACTATTTAACTCAACAAATTATAAATTCAAATAACAATATTGTTATTGTAGATAGAAATGAGAGAGATTGGGATATGAATGATATAAGAGATATTAGGATAGATTATACACAACCTGTATGGGATTCTAGTTTATTAGCAACTCAACCTGGCTATATAGATAAGGTATTAAATACAGTTACAATGGATCCTTTAAAAGATTGGACACAATTAGAAAGTTTTAGGGATAAGTTCTTGTTTGTGAGGTTAATATTTGATAACTTTGCAAATACAAAACTCATTACAAATTTTTCAATTGAAAATGAACAACAATCCTTTACTTAAATATAAATATTTAAAAAATTAAAGATTAAAAAGAATGGCTAGAAAAGTAATGAGAAAAAAATGTGCTAACGGAGGTCCAGTAGGGCCTCCTAAATATAACTCTAACAATGAATTAGTATTACCTCCTATTAAACAGTTGAAACATGTAGTACCTAGATACATACCAAGTAGTTCTATTATACCTTCAGCTAAGAATGCTGATCCAAATGTGCAAGCAGGTACACAAGCGTATATAGATTGGTACTCTAATCCTGCTACAATGAGTAGAGCTAAAAAAAATACAGGGTTAAAAGAAAAGGATTTAAAATCTTTAGTATCTTATGGTGCTAAAGTTCCTACTAAGAAAGCTAATAAATCATATCCTTTGTTAGGTGAAGATAGCCAAGCAGAATTTCAGGGTTATGATGTTGCTCCTAAAGAACAAATTATATATGAACCTGGAGTAGGTAAAGATGTTATAGCACATGAAAGAATACATGCAGGTGGTCAAGATACAGTATTAGGACCTTCTCTTATGAAGGTATTAGGAGATCCTACAAAACAGACCTCTAAAAATGCTAAAAGAGAAGTTAAAAGATATATGAGTATACCAGAAGAAGCTTATGGTAATTTTCATCAGTATAGAACAAAACTAGGTTTAAAACCTGGAGAAACTATTAAAGATGTTAAAGATCTTCAAAAAAGAACTAAAGCAGCTGGAGCTAATACTGAAAACTTCTACCAAACATTTGATGATGAAAAGATATTAAAAGCAATAAATACAATAGCACAAACAGGTAACGGAGAATCTCCTACCTACGCTAAATATGGAGGAGTTATGAGAAAGAAATATGCATTAGGTTCTCCTGTACCAGAAGATCCTAACATGGCTTTAACGAGAGATCAAATATCTAAAGTTAAAGCTCAGGTTAAATCTAATGGAGATCCTTTGGTACAAGGTTTAAACATATTTGGGAATCTTGCTATGCAAGTAGGACAAGGTATGATGAGTCAAGGTATAGCTAAAGGTGAAGGTGCAGATGGTAAAGGTATGGCAGGATTTCTTAATAAGAATCAAGGAGAATTAAATTCACTATTTGGTGTATTACAAGGAGCAGGGGCTGGAGCTAGTTTTGCTTTAGGTGGACAAGTAAAGAAAACTAAAAGAACTAAATTTGCTACAGGAGGAGTTCCTATTAATGCTGAAGGAGGAGAAATTATAGAGACTCCGGGTGGAGAACCACAAGAACTTGAAGGAGCTTCACATGCTGAAGGAGGAATAAATATGGAAGTACCTTCTGGTACTGAGATATACTCACAACAATTAAAAGGACCTGATGGTAAAACTATGGCAACAAGAAAAAAAGCAAGAGAAAGTAAAGAAGCTAGATTAAGCAGAACTTTAAAAGATGCTCCCTCAGATAAATTACTAAGGAATGCTTTTAAAAGAACTAAACAAGGTAATGCTGTAGTTGATGCTCAGGATATGAATAAGATGAAAATAGCTCAGATGATCTCTCAAATAGGTCAAACCTTTGCTAATGGAGGTGTAGCTGGTCCAGAGGAATATAGATTTCCTAAACCAGAAGTACCTACTTTTGATTTATTTGGTAATAATGCTCCAGACTATACATCTGTTGATACTCCTTTTGTAGAAAGTAATTTAACTTTAGATAAGTTAGAAGCTGCTAATCCTACTGTAGAATCTCCAGGATTTGATTTAGGAAATGTATTTGGTAATATAACTGCTGGGGATGCCTTAGGATTATATGGCCAGTATAAAGCTTCTACAGATCCTTTAAAAAATACTAGAGCTCAAAGAGCTACAGATGTACCTAATGTAAATGCTTATAAAGATTACGGTAAAAGAGGTATTGAAGAATTAGATAAAACTAAAGGGTATATAGCAGGTCAAAAAGCTAGTGCTTTACAAGATATAAATTTAGATAGAACTACATCTAGTAATAGAAATAGAGCAGGGGCTAGAGGAATTAACACATTAAGAGCTTTAGATATAGCTACAGATGCACAGGCTAATAAAGCTAAAGAAGCTGTAAACAATCAGTTTAATCAGATGATGGCAGGACTATATGAAAAGAATGCTGGAATGCTCAATCAACAAGATCAAATAGTTATGCAAGGAGAAGCAGGTAGAGATGCTGCTGATAGAGCTGATAAGGATGCTTATTACTCTGCAATGGCTAAAGATATTGCTACTAAAAATACAGGTCTACAATATATGGGTAAAAACATTAATGAAATGAAGACTAGAGATACTACTGGTAAATTGTTAAATCAACTCTCTGAGAATTTTGATGTAGATCCAATGACTGGTCATTTAACTAAAAATGGAACTACAGTAGCTAAAGCAGGTACCTTCTATATAGAACCGGGTACAGGTAGAATACTAGATAAGAAAACTAAAAAAGAAATAAAAGCTAAAGAGTAATGGGAAGATATTATCAAACAGCACAACCAGAGTTTGTTCAAGACATAATGTATAGACCACCTTGGGAATTAGCTAAGGAGGTTTTACAAAAAGAGCAAGGAGACTATGATGTAGCTACAACTAAAGCTAATTTATTTGGTAGTGTAGATGTAGAACATATGGATACTCCTGCAGAAAGAGAAAATGCTGCTAGAATTAGTCAAGCCTATGCGCAAAAGGCAGATGAGTTAACACAACAAATGCAAACTGCAGGTATGGATTGGAGACAATCAATGCCAGCTTTAACTAAATTAGGAAGAGAGTTAGAAGCTGATTATAAAACAGGTGATATTTCTAAAATAGAAGGTTCAGCAGCTCAGTATGCTGCAATGAATAAACATTTAGAAACTATTAAGGATCCTATCACTAAACAAAAAGCTAAAGAAGCTTATTTGAATAAGTTTAATCAACAAACTAGAGGAAGTTTAGATGGGGTTTTTAGTTATGATCAAACTTATGATAAGAAAGATTTAACTGGTGAGTTCTTAAAAGAACTTAAAGAAACAGGTAATCCTGACACTGATGAGGCTATTAGACAATTTAAGAAAGATGGTTATATTAATACTTCTAAAGTTACAACTACAGCATTAAAAGGATTAAAGAATGCTTTTGGTAGTTTTATTAAAGCTAAGGGATATGAACCTTATCTTCAACAACAAGAACAGTTTGGGTTAGGTAATTACTTTGATCCGGAGACAGGTAAACTAATGAGTCTTGATGATAAAAGAAGTAGTTTAGGTGCTATGGGAGATTATGTACAATCTGCAGAGTATACTCAAACTAAGAAAGATGTAGATAGTAAAGTAGATATTCTATCTAAAGAAGCTAGAGATCATTCTTGGGAGGAGTATATGGGAAGCAAGGCTGAAAAGGCGGCTAAAATGGTGTTACTATCTGGTCCTACAAAAGAGGCTATTGTTAATTCTCAACAACAAATAAATATCCTTAACAAGGAATTTGGACAAAGGTTGACTACAATAGGAAGCCAAGTAGGTGCTAAAGCTACAGGTAGAGATGGTATGTTGAGTATAAATGATGTATGGAAAGCTCTTAAAAGAGTTAGAAGTAATCCTAGAGCTACTCCTGCTACTCTTAAGAAGTTAGAAAGTTTATCTAAAGAATTACAAGAAACTGGTAGAATGTGGGTAGGTAATAAAACTCAAGCAGGCTTTGCACCATTTGCTAATACTTTTGGAGTAGAGAATGCAGATTCAGCTCAAAAACAATTTGCAACTTATACAGCAGATCCAAGAGCTTTGTATCCGGTTAAAGGAGATTTAGTTATTAGAGGTAAAGTAATACCAGATACTTCTATAACAGATTTACTAGCTCACCCAGAGAATAAGAAATATGGGTTACATCCTGAAGAAATAGCTAGAATAAAAGGTATTGCTAAGGATGTTAATGGAGAACTATTAGATAGACAAGGATATAAAGATTATTATGTACAAGGTTCTGAAATGCCTGTAATGGTATCAGAAGATCCTAGTGAATGGAGATATAATGATATGAAAATGGAATATAACATAGAAGGTATTCCAATATCACAACAAGCAAGTTTTGAAAAATTAGGTATAGGGATGGCACAAAATGCATCACAAAAAAGAAAATAAAACATGGGAAAAAAAAGGTATACAGATAATCAATATGCAGGTTATGCAGGTGGATATGGTGGACAAGGATTACAATCTTTTAGAGCTGTAAAAGATACTGCAGCTTTAGCTAAGACAGAATCTGTAGTAGATCAATTAGCTATGGATGAAGAGTACCAAGCTAATATGAAAGAAATACAAGATCATGAAGCTGCAATTCAAGCTGAAGAAGATGCTCAAATTGAATTGCTTAATAAGCAAGCTGAAGAAGAAACTTTAACTCCTACTAATGCTGTAGAAGTTGAAGCTAAAGCTACCTTTGAACCAGATCAATATAAAGGACTAAAAGATATCACAGCTAGAATACAACAACTAGAAGATTTAAATACAGTTGGTAAAACTGAAAGAGCTTATAAAGCAGTTACTAAAGATACTAAATTGACTGAATCCCCTGTAGATTATATATCTGAAGTTATAGTAGGTAAAACATTAGGGTTAGCAGAATTGCTATCCCCTAATGCTGCTTACATGAGTGAGAAGCAAAGTAAAGAACTAGAACAACTTAGAGCTAAAAAAAATACAATTATCAGACCTATTGTAGAAGCTAGACTTAAAAGAAATGATGAGTTAGTAAAAAGAATAGACAAAGAAGCTGAAAGATGGGGTACATTTGGTGTAGGATATGAAGCTAGAAATTTACAAACTGCTAACAACTTAGCTTGGGCTGAAAGAGATGAATTAGAATCTTCTTTAGATGAAAAAAATAATATCTTTAATGGATTTTTTGGGCATACTGGTAATAAAATTAAAAGTTTACTATCTGTAGGTGTAATACCTGCAATAGATTCTTATAAAGTAGCTAGAGTAATGGAAAAGCAAAGAGCTGGAGAATTACTTACACCTACTGAACAAACTATATTAGATGCTGGAGCATATAAACAAGATACACAAAAATCTATAGGAGAGAAAGGATTTTATTCTCAATTAGGAGAAGGACTAGAAACTTCTTTGGAATTAGGTATGGGAATGGGTATTGGGTCTGGAGTCACTAAAGGAGCTAAAGCATTAGCTTTAGAAGCTTTTAATGTAGGAGCTGCTAACACTATAAAGAACATAGGTGTTAAAACAGCAGTAGGTGCTATAGATTTAGGAGCACAGGTTGCCATGACACCTTTCACTTATAATCAATATGCACAAAAATTTACTAGCCCTATGGTAGTAACACAGGATGCAGAAGGAAGAGAAGTTATACTTACATCTAAACCTCAAAAAGAAGCTTTTGAGAAACAATCTATGAATGCCACTGCGGTAGTTACAGAGAAATTAAATAGACTGCAAAAAGCAGGGCAAGGAAATTCTAAAGAAGCTGCAGAGTTACAAACACAGTTGAATCAAATCTTTGATAGTATGTCTAGGATATACGATCCAGAGACACATAAAGTAAGTGAAGATATTACTAAAAGTAATGCTGCTATATACGCTGCAACAGAATCTGCTAAAGAAATAGCTTCTGAGATGTGGGTAGGTCCTTTAGCTGGTAAAACTGGGCATAGTCTTAAAAAAGCCATTGCTGGAACCAATGCTGAAACATTTGTTAATGGTGTAGGTAAAGTTTTAAATAAAGTAACTCCTAGTATCTCTACAACTAAAGTGGGTAAAATTACTTCTGCTTTAGGGTATCATACTAATTTCAATGAAGTATTTCAAAGTGTTCCCGAAGAATTTATGGAGGAGCTAGTTACTGGTGTAGTACCTACTTACAATGCAGAAAAAGGTGAATATAATATTAAAGATTATTATCAACAATTAGAACAATTTAAAGATCCTAACTTCTATGCACAAATAGCAGCATCTACCATATTGATGGGAGGTATACCTGCTGCACTAGCTGCAGCACAACATAAAGTAAATTATAAAGCTAGTTCTGATTACAGAGAAGCCTATGATGCACAAAAAAAATCTATGGAAGACTTAGGTGATTTCTATGGTAAGCTAGATAAAAATACTACTGATAAAGAATTAGCTGATTCTATTACAATGAGAGCTGGTAATACTTTATATAGTGTGCCACAATATGAAGGTAAAGTAGCTGACCTTAGAAATAAAGGTAAAGAAACTGAAGCTAAGATGTTAGAAAGTATGGCATTCCAAAATTTAGCTGCTCAAGCTTTAAGAACAAATTCATTAGATGAATTTGAATTGGCTATGAAGAGAATGACTAAGAATGGAGGATTACATGAAGATACTGTAACTAATGCTCAAGAAGCATTAGCTACTACCATTCCTAATATGAGAGATGTAGAATTTAGGTATAAAGAAAGACCTAACTATGAAACTATTCAAAGGTTAGCTACTAATGATCAAGTACATAGTTTAGATAATAAACATTATAAGGAAGCTATAACTAAGACTCAAAAAAGTATTAGTGATAAAGTAGCTAAATTAAAAGAACAAGGGCATGTACCTGAGAGTTTTGATGTACACAATATACTAAATACGCAACTAGTAGAAACTATTCCTTATGTAACTGAAGAAGGACCTAATAAAGAAATACCTACAGTAGTTAATTCTATTGTTGGAGAAGATTTAGATAGATTAGTTGAATTACAAGCCGGTTTAGCTATTACTAATGAGCATGCTATTAAAAATACTGAAGAATTAGCTTATCAAACTAATAGAAAGAATTTATCTGCTATTAAAGCAAAATTAAAAAAAGCTCAAGAAGAAGCTATAGATGCCCAACCTCAAGCTATAAGAACTATAGAAGATGCAGATGCTTTAACTAGAGATCTAGTAGAAGCTACTGAAGAAGAGTCTGTAGAGGTTAAAAATGTAGATGGCATCCCTATTGTAGAAGTAACTAATACTACTACAGGAGAAGTTAGAGTAGAACAATCTACTCCTACTATTGCAGGATTAGCTGAAAAGAAAAATCAATTAGAAACACAAGTAATATTAGCAGATGTAGTACCAGAGTTTACACCTAATAATGTAACAATGCCCGAGGTTAATATCCCTGAAGTTATAGAGGGATCTAAAGAAATGACTCCTGAAGCTAGTGGTATGATATCAATAGGAGGATTCAACTTCTCACAAGGGGGATTTGACGAACAAGCTTTCTCTCCTAGAGAGATAGATAAGAATATCTCAAATGCTAAAAAGCAACAAATGATAAGTACTACAAATACTTATGCTGATTTCTTAGAAAGAGAATTAAGTAAGACCCCTACATTTGATGATGTAGTTAAAGATCTTATCGAAAGATCCTCTATGAAAAAAGTAGATGAAGCTTTTGAAGTATATAAGTTAGGTTGGGAGTTATCTGGTAGAGATGTTTCTAATGCACAGGAAGTATATAATAAATATTTGAGTGCCAGAGAAAACTTTTTAGATATGGCAGGTATGTTTTTTGATACAGAAGAATTCGTGGAGGATACTACTAATACTGTAGTTCCTGCTATTATTGAATCTTCTAAGATTGCTACATTTGATATTAACAATCAACCTATAGTCAAAGATGGTACTAATACAAGTAAAAGTAAAACCTCTATAGCTACACCTAAAGCTGCATTCTTAGGGATGGAGTATACTACTGTACAAACAGAGAACGGTGAAGTTAATGTACCGGTATTGGCTCAACTTAATGAATCAACTACAATAGATAATCATTTAGTACTAGATCCTACTTTTACTAAAGTAGGTTTGAAATTAGAAGTTAAAGTACCGGAGAATGTGGATTCACACCCTGTATCTCAATGGACTTTAAATGATGAGAATGTTTTGGTTAAAGAGACTATGTCTTTTGGAGATTGGGCAAAAAGAAATAATGCTACTCCAGGTTCTTTGAAATATAATAATAAGGTACCTATGGTAGCTAGTGTAGAAGGTAAAGGTATTTTCTTAATACATGATACTGATTGGTATAATACTAAGAATATGTCTGGTATTGATACAGCAGATCAAATGGCCAACATTAAATCTGGTAAGATGCAAACTCAAAACATAAGAGGTCAAATCTTAGCAGGTAATAATACAATAGAAATTGAAGAAAGAAAGTTTGGTCAAGTATTTAGAATTAATACCCTTAAAGAAAATAATCAACCTTTAGTTTTAAGTGAGGCTACTGGAGATACTAACTTAGCTATAGCTACAGGAGTTAGTAATTTAAGAGCAGGTAGAACTGATCAAACTAATTTGAAGTTTGTAAATCAAAAAGATTTTAATCCTGGCCAACTATATGAAGTTAGAAAGGTTAATACAGGAGAACATATTGCTTTGCCTGTACTTACTAATAATGTAGTTAATGGTGAAATGATTAATGATACAGCTTATTATAACACTAAGTTTGCTATTTTAGCCGGTATAACTCTAAACCACGCTACTAGACCAGACGTATTGTCTCAATTAGAAGCTAGAAGTATGGATTTAGTTAAAGCTAGAGCTATACAAAAATCAGTGATGGAGTCTACTGGTATAGATATAGAACACTCTATTCAAAATTACATAAATTTATTTGCTAGAGTAGATTTCAAGAATGATCAGTTTATATCTAACTTAGAAAGTATTGAGACTAAGAAGGATTCTGTTAATTTAAAATATCCTGTAGGGGTAAATTATATTACAGTAGAAGCTTCAGGAATTATTAAAATTGCTAATAAAGATGGTAACCCTGTTCCTAGAAATCCTAAAAATCCTAAGTATGATGCTTTACAAGGATTTAATTATAAATCAATGTCTGATAGAGCTGTAGCTATGGCTTTTAAAGTATTTGATGAAAATTTTGGAGGAGCTACAGGTAATTTTAGAAAATCTTCTTTCAATGCTAGTGTGGAACATCTAGGTAAACACATACCTTTCCATAAAATAACAGAAACAGGTTCTGTATTAGAGTATAAAAATGCTAAGGGAACTGGTAATACATATGATGATTTCATTAAAGATAATGTAAAAAGTAATATCAAATCCTTCCCCATTAAAAATGCTGAAGGTAATACTAAATGGATTACTGATATACAACCAATGGTTTACTATAAATCAGCTGGTGCCAATGTAGAAATTGAAAGACCTGTAGAAGCTACTCAAGTAGAACCTGCTAAATTAGCTACTGAAGCTACAGCTAAAGAACTTGATCAAGAGATCAGAGAAGTTCCTGTAGTAGAAGCTACTATACCTACTAAAGAAAAAGTGTCTATACAAGAAGCTATTAACTCTTTACCTCAAGATTTAAGAGATAGAATGTCTGAATTTAGAATTGAAGATTTTAATGATGATGTAACTTTTTCTAGAAGAGAGTTAGGTACTGCTGAAGTTAACGCTATTGAAGGACTTAAGAATAATCAAATGATTGGTCTTACTGTGTTACAACAAAAGCAGTTAGTTAATTCTATGTTTAATGAAGTATTGGCTAGTATATCTTTAAAGAAAGGAACTATTAATGTTCAAGACATTTTAGATAAAGTTAAGAATGCTCCTAATGATTTACTACAACCTGAGATTGATAGGTTGAAAGCTTTCGTATCTCAAATAGAGACTTCCGGAGTTTCAGCTCAACCTCTTATTGATAATTTAAACAACCAAGCTAAGAGATTAGAATCTGTTTTAAAACAACAAGATAAGTTAACCAGTACTGAAGTAGGTAATAAAGGAGATTTAGTTAGAAAAATACAAGCTTTCTTAAGTGAAGATATTACAGAAGAAACTACATTAGAAGATATTAATGATACTGGGGAAACAGAAAATGATTTTAGTGCTACAGCTTTGGAAAAAGATGTTAAACTAAGTTTCTCAAGTAACTTGAAAGTATTTTTTGCTGGTGTAATGAAAAAGGATCCTGTATCTAATAAGACAGCTAGAAACTTTTCTTATTTGCCAGACTATGAATCAGTAGATACTGTAATACAGTCTTTAACTGAAGTTATGGTTGGATTAGCTTCTGATAAACAATCTTTATTAGATGTATTAGAAACTAAACAGTTTTTACCAATATATGGTGATGTATTAAGAAAAGTTAGAACTGCTCCTACAGATATTCAGAATGAGTTATTATACAAAATGATACAATCTAAATTAGATATGTATATGGTTACAGTAAATCAGAAAGAAGGAGCTTTCTCTTTAAAAGTAATTAATCCTAATAGTTCAGCTTCTGAAGTTAAAATGAAATTAGAATGGAATGCTAACTTTAGTAACTCTTCTTTAATGAAATCTATTAAAGATCAAAGAGTGTATGATAAACCTGCAATGGAGAAATTACTAGCTGATATAGAAGGATTAAGTTCTATACCACAGTTATCCTCTGCTAACTTAGATACAGTAAAACCTATAATGGAAAGAATAGGAGTTAGAATTTCTGATAGTACACTATCTAGAATTTTAGATGAACAAAAGAATGGTTTATATAAAGATAAGACAGGTATACTATATCTATTTAAAGTGGATATTAGAAATGCTTTAAATAATAATAAAGATTCTGAAGTATTATTAGAGGATAACAATCCTTATACTGATGCTAAAGGAGTAATCAATAGTTTGATTCAAAAAGAAATAGAAATTAATGGTACTAAAGTGGCTAAGTCATTTAGAACTGCTGGTAAATCTATACAAGGAGCTATCCAAAAGATGATGGTATATGAAATTAAGGAAGGATTAAAAGATCCTACTTCTCAATTATTCCAAGATTTAAAACAAATACCTTATTCTGCTAATAACTACATATTAAACTTCTTAGGTCTTGAAGGTGAAGTAGGAGACAAGTTTAGAAAGAATTTTGATATAGGTTTTGTATCCTTACAAGCTATTAAGAAAATGAAACAAAAAGATTCTGGAGATAAAAAAGTAAATAAACTTACTACTACAGATCATATGTTAACTCAATATGCATTCTTTCAGAATACACAAAAAGAAATAGGTCAACAATTACCAGGTTCTTCATTACAATTTAGAATGGGTCAAATGTTTAATCCTTCTTTATCTGATAAAGAACAAATGATATTATATACTACTGCATTAGTAGATACTGATTACAGTAATTATACTATTAATGGTAGTGCTGTAGTGTTAGGAGAAGATGTTAATGATTTTGTTACTGATCAAGTATTTGGTTCAGAGTTTGATAGAATCATTAGTACATTTAACAACCCTACTAATATTAAAAATTATGATGGAGCTGCTAAAAGATTTTTATCTATACCTAAGTTAAATAATATAACTTTTAAGGGTAAGGATATCTTTACTGCAATGCAAGAAGCTGCTCATAGTCCTGCAGCTGTAGAAGTTGTTAAAGCTGAAGTGTTAAATCAAGCTAGAAGTGTAGTTAAGGAAACTTTGGAAGCAAATGTTAAAAGTAAAGTTAATATAGCTGAAGGTAAAGGTAGTTGGTATGAAGCTGGTTTCTTAATTAAATCTGGTCAAGAAACTCAAATTAAATATTTTGATGGACAATATTTAGCTAGAAAGAGAGGTAATAATACTAAAATATCTAACGATGCTTTAGCTCAAATAGCTGCTTATGACTTTGTTGTAAATCAGTTTTTGAACCAACATATGACTTATCAATTAGTTGCTGGAGATATGGCATTATATGCACCATCTATAGGTAAAGCTACTAACAAAGCCACTAAAAAAGTTGATTTCTTGAAGTTAGTTAAAATGACTGGGGAGTCTATCACTAAAAGGATGGCAATGTTGATTGCACCGGGTAGTAAGTTAGCCAATTCTAAAGGAGATAAGTATTTACAAATTTTCTTGAATGACTCAGTTAAAATGACTAGTACTGCTAGGGAGTTAATTAAACAATATTATGGTACTGTATCAGAATCTAAAGAAAGATCACTTCAAACTTTAGAGAATTTAGAAGACATATTAGAGCAATTATATAAAGGAGCTAGTACAAGTGAAGCTACTAAGAAAGCTATATCAAATGTTAAAGATGATATGGATGCTGTACTTAAAGAGTTAGCTCAAAGTAATCCTGATATTAGTGGTTACTTCTCTATAGAAGGGACAGATGCTCAAGAATATACTACTTGGAAAGAACATGTAGATGTATTGTTTAGACAAGGTAGACTTACAGAAAAAGATCAAAATATCTTACAATCTGCTTACAAGAAATTAGAGAGAGGTGAAGATTTAAATCAAGATGAACTATCAGTAGTAATGAATCCTATTAAACCAGTTTACTCTGGTAATAATATGTTTAATGATAATACCGGTAAACCTAATGTAAATAGAATTGTATATATCAAATCATCTAGTTTTCCATTGTTACCACAATTAACTAGAGATTTCCAATTAGATAAGATTAGACAACACATGGAAAACTTACAAAGTTTACATGGTAAAAATGTTAGATTATCTTATCAAACTGCTAATAAAGTAGGAGCTATAGATACTAAGTTGACTGTTGATGATTTATATCACAGTACATTTGATGAAGTAATGAAAGGTAATTTAGGTAACTCTTTCTTAGAACTAGATAGAGATAACTTTAGAATACAACAAGATACTCCATACAAGACTGCTAAGAATCTTAAAGCTGGTAAAGATGATTCTACTACAATGGGATCTCAAATGTGGAAGATTATACTAGGTAATGGTATCAATAAGATATCTGAGAAAGTATTTCCTAATATATTTGATCAAGCTTTAATAGCACACATAAATATGTTAGTAGGAGATAAACCTATTATACCTAGTAACGGAATGGTTTCAGGTAAAGATCTTGATCAGATCAAATTCCATGCTGAGAAAATGTACTTTGACATACAGAAACAAAGCTTAATGGATGAGTTAGGAATAGGGACCAATGGTTTACCTATAGATAGAAGTGAGACTATTAAAAAAGTACATGAGTTATTATTAAAAGAAACTGCTAGTGGGCAATATCCAGAAGCTGTTATGGACAATTTAGGTTTAGTTAAAGACCAAGCAGAAGCTGAATTCTTACTACCTATCTGGTTATCTAATAGTAGTAACAAGTTTGAATCTTTACTACAATCTATTATAACTACTAGACTAATTAAAATTAAGTTACCGGGTAACCAACATATATCAGCATCTTCTGAAGGATTTAGTAGAGTTACTAATATGGATGATGTAGATACTAGTATTAAATCTGGTGTAGTTTGGGTTGATCCTAATCATACAGGAGATTTAAAAGCTACTACAGTAGATGGTAAATTAAAAGAAGCTGAAGTATTGATTCAATCTAAATTTAGAGTTACTAAAGATGGTAAAACTAAGTTAATAGATTTAACTAAAGCACCTTATTCTAATATGGTTGATGGTAGATTGATCCTTAACAAAGAAATGATTGAAGATGCATTGTTATCTAATTTCTCATTTAGGATTCCAACTTCTTCTCATCAGTCTGGAGCTATTTTAAAAGTTGTAGGATTCTTACCTGAAGCTTCTGGGGATATGCTTGTGGTACCTAAAGAACAAACAGTTCAGTTAGGAGAGGATTATGATGTTGATAAAAGAACATTATACAAATCTAACTATGTAGTAGATAAAGATGGTAAAATTATTAAGCAATTATACAATGAAAAAGCTAGATCTAAAGATAAGGCTAAAGTATTGGAGAATGCTATGATTGATATTTACAAGTCAGTTTATCAATCTCCTAGTGTAGAAGTACAAAAGAAAGTTAATAAGATTTTATCTTTTGATGTAGCATCTGATACAGCTAATTTAATTAATAATAAAGTTAACTCTAGTAAAGATGAATCAAACTTCTCTACTTATACAGATGAGTATCAGAGAGAACAAATGAAGTTAGGTGCTGATGGTAAAACTGGTATTGGAGGTCACTCCAATGCAGTAACAGCACAAGCTCAAATGGAAAGATTAGCTAAACCTTTGATTCTTAAAAAGAAAGAGCCTATTAAAGCTTTTAAAACAAATAGTGCCGGCCAGATGATAGGTCAAGGTAGGACAGTATTTATGTCTGAATATAGAAATTCAGAATTAGTAATAGGAGATTTAGTATCTAATGGAATTTTAGGTGCAGTTAGCACCTTAGATGGAGCTAGATCTGTTGGAGATGTGCATACAGAGAATCAAAACTCTGCTACAGATAACATCAAAGCTCAGATTATGGGTAAAAGGAATGAGAATCCATATACTATGAATGTTCTTATTCAGTTAACTTTCAGAGGATTTGACCAAGCTAAGTTCACTATACCTAATAGTAGTAAGTTAACAGAAGTGCAAGTACCTTCATTGTTTATTGCTCAACCTATCTTAAGAAGATATGTAGAGTTACAAGAACAATCTAAATCACTTACTTCTGACTTTACTGCAAATAAAGAAAAAGCTATTTTGAATCAACTGATTGAGGAATTTAATATAGATAAACATGAGATTAAAAGAGATGGTGAAGGTAATATAGATGGTTTAAAATTCTTAGATGATAAACTATATGCTTCAGCTTCTAAGAAAATGACTGGAGATGCTCTATATACTAATTTGGTCAAAGAGTCTGCTGAATCAGATATACAGTTAGCTGTATTACAAAAGTTCTTTGAAATAGATAAGGAAGCTAAGTTACTTACTAAATATACTGGAATGTTAAATCTATCTACATCTGGATTAGGTATATCTTACTTTAATGTATTAGATAGAATTCAGACCTTAAATGAAATGGGTGAAGAAGAGAGTATATCTAATGTTAGAGACTTAGTAGGGGATTTTATACATGTAGATACCTTTATAGATCCAGAGACTGGTTTAGTACCTGAAGATAAAGGTGGGTATACATTGATAGGTGACTATTATATTAAACCTACTACTACTGAAGGAACTATGTTAGTTCAAGCTTTATCTTCTGCAGAAAGTATTATGGACCCACTATTTCCATACAAACAATCTATTATAGATGAGAGTATAGAAAATGTGTTAGCTCTTAAAGGTGAAAACATAGGTAAGAAAAGAAAGCTAGAATTAAGATACCAAATTAAAGATGCATTAAAAGATTTTATGTACTCTATACCATCTTTAGGAATCTTCCAAGGGGATATTAATCAGGAGAGACAGAGATTATTCTTTGATACTCCTAATAATACTTCTTTAGCTAAATACTTAAAAGAAACAATAGAGAGTGGTAATCATCCTTTATTGGAGAACAACGAGTTAATCAAAAACTTAGGATTTGATGGTATAAGTATTATAGGAGCTCCTTCTATAATTAAACATATCTCTGGTACTAATACTAACTTTGATAGAACAGATGAGTATAATGCTTACTTAGAGTTACTACAAGATAATAGTACTATATTAGGTGAGTTTAATGGTGAAGTTATGACACCTAGAAAATTAGCACAAGACTTGGCATCATATGCTTATCTAGCTAATAATGAAAGTGGTGCAGTAGGATTTAGAGATTTCATTAATGTGAAATATTTAGAAGCTATCGGAGTATCCAAAAATATGAGAGATGTAACTAAGGATTTAGGTTCATTAAGCCAACAAGTATCTAATTTTACTACTCAATTCTTCCAACATAATCCACAGGAAGCTAGACCTATTAGTAGAAAATCTAAATTGTCTACTTTTAAAATGACTAATCCTGAGGCTAAAATAGAAGAACCTCATACGTTCTTCCAAAACTTAGAGGAATTTGCTATGGAAGGTGTAACAGATGCTTTTGTAACTATTGAGGATAACTCTATAGAGAAATCTACTAAAGGTTATAGATTATATCAAAAGGTAGGTAATAGATATGTTAGAATACCGGTACTTGGATCTTTTGGATTCAATGAGTACAATCCTGATAGTATCAATCAAAAATCTTTAATGTATCCTAGTGTAGGTAGAGATATAGTACAAGAACAACCTATAAGTAAACAAATTACAGGTGTTAACGTTGAAGAAGCCTTAGATACAAGTGATGGTGTAGTTTCAGTATTAGAACAATTCAATGCTTCTCCTAATGCTAGATATAAAGAATTTGCTCAGAAGTTAGCTCCTTTCATAGATAACAGTACTAAAATATCTATTGAGGATAAAATTATTAATGGTAATGTATTGAATACCGGCGTATATGAAAAATCTAGTAATACTATTTTTATCAGCCCATCTATCATAGATAAATTAACTCAAACACACCCTGAAAATACTATGGATATCTTAGAAGAAGTTGTAATGGAAGAGTTAGTACACAGTATGACCATTTCACAGCTAGATAAATTTGGAACTAAATTGGGAAGTGTGTATACACCTAATGAAGATGCCCCAGCATTTATAACTAGACTATCTAAATTATTTACTGTAGCTCAAGCTACATTACCTTACAATGAGATAACTGGTGAAAATTACTATACTAAAGATATATATGAGTTTGTAGCAGGTGCATTTGTATCTGATTCATTTAAAGAGTCTTTAGATAGTGCTACTTATAACGGTAAGTCTATGTTTGAGCACTTTAAAAATATCATTGCTAGTTTACTTAGAACTATAACAGGTTCTACTTATTCAGATGAAGTAGTCAATTCCGTATATGAATTATTAGATTATACTAAGCCGGAACATATAGAGGCATCTAGTAAGAATCCTATGGAGACTTTGAAAAAAGGTGATGATAAAATAGAAGAAGAATTAGATAAGTTAACTCCTAAAACAAGTATAACTAATCTTAAAACTTCTGGTAATTATTCTGAAGATAATTCTAAAAGGTTGTTAGTTATGTTAGATAATGGTACTGAGTTTACTATTACTCCTTCTAAAAAGAGGTTAGGAGGTTCTGCTGAGTATCTATACATGCAAGATATACTAGCTCATTTAGGTGTTTTAGCCAAACAACAAGGAGTTACTCCTACTGATTTAGTTGATATTAAGACTATAGATGAGAATACTCAAACTATTAAAATGAAACCTAAAACTGTAGTAGCTGCTACAATATCTATAGGAGGATTTAATTTTAGTTCTGGTGGGCCGGATAGTTATAGCGCACAGGAATTTAGATTGCCTGAGATTAAGAAGTGTAAATAAAAATGTTTAACTTTGTATAATATTAATATTAAAACAATTGCCAATGGCTTGTGAGGTGAATATAAAGGATATCTTTAAAGAAATATCCAACAAGCTAGTAGATAAGCTAAGGACTGCTAGACCCATCAATGGTGGGTCAGCAGTTTTTGCTGCTTATAATACTAGTAATAAAGAGAAATTAGCTAGTCAAGTTAAGACTGCTATTGATGAAGTAGATGCTGAATTTAATTCTAAAGTATTTGGGTCTAATTTTAAGAAAATGACTAAAAATGACTTTGGTATTACTGTAGAATTTGTGCCAAATCAAGATTTAGCGGATGCTATGTATGCTCAAAACATTATAGATGAAATGGGCCCTGATTTTTACATGGGTGACGAAGCTCTAAGAGATCAAGAAGAAGAGTATGCATTCTCCCCAAGATTACAACAGAATGCTAAAAGACCACTTACAGATAACTTTACAGAGTATAGAAATCATAAAGAAGCTCAATTAAACAGAGTGGAAGGATTACTTAAATCTTATAAACAAGATAAAAAGAATCCTAAAAAAGATTTGACTAAGACGATGGAGAGTATTAAGAAGTTAGTCATTATGAAATCTGATTTGGAGAATGACATAGAAGCTTTAGATAAAAAAGATGTAGCCCTTATGTTTTATTCTATAGACAAAGAAATTAAAGATTTAAGTAGATCTCTAGATATTAGTAACAATAATAACATTGTGGACTTTAAAGAAAGATTAGGATTTCTATATAAATTTGTTAAAGGCACTTCTATAGATGATAGAAAAGATTTAGGCATAGAACATTTAAAAGGATTTAATCATCCGGATTTTGAAAAAATATCTTTAGCTCTAGATGATTTAAATTTAAAGTATAGAGCTGAGTTAGAAAATTTTAAAAAAGAAATTATTGAATCTAATATATCTTTTATCAATAATGTAACTAATAATGATACTGTATCTCCAGAACAAATGGAAGCTATGTTTGAGACTAAAGGGGACATTAATGCTTTAGAGTCCATATTTTTAGGTATCACAGAATCCTCTACTAATGATACTGTCTTACCTCAAATACTTAAATCTACATTAGAAGAAAAAGTTACTATTAGAGAGTCAGAGGCTAAAAGTTATGAAACCAGATTAAATACATTAATAAAAAAATTAGGGGATAACTTTGACTTTATTTTTGAAAAAGATGTACAAGGTAGAAAGACAGGTAACATAGTATCTGTGTTTTCTCCTTTATATAGAGGTAAGTTATATGCTTACTCTCAAATAAATCATAATAAACTATTAGATGCTGAATCTAAGTATAAACAAAAAGTTCAATGGCTTTCTGACAATGCTGAAGTAATAGACCAAACTAAACTTAATATAGTAAAACAATTATATGAGGATAGGTATAGTCAATATTTTACTCACACTCAAGAAGAGATGGATACTTATGAGAGAGAACTTAAAGATAAGTTAGGGCCACTATATGATTCAGAAATAGATAAGCTATTAAATGCATTAGAAAATTATCAGGAATCTAAAGAAGCTCTAAAAGAATCTGAAGATCAATTTAAACATAAAAATACAGCTAGAATAGATCCTTGGAGTTTCATTAAACACTTTAATAGTGATAAGAAAAATGAGATTATGCCATATAGTACACCATCTGGTAATACTGAATTTGTATACCCAGATATATCTAGTACTAGATTTATACCTAAAAAAGATGTAATATCAGATTGGGTATCTGAATATAACGAAGAAACTGATGATTTTGAAGAAGTGCCTATTAAAAAGGCTTCCGGTTACTACAATACAGATTTTAATGAAATACAAAGTGATCCTAACAAGTTAGCTTATTGGCAACTTATGACTGAGATATATGGAGATTATGTTAATCCTGTATTTAATACTAAATCCGGTGTAAAGGATTTATCTTATGCCAAGTTTGAAGAAAACTACTTAGAAACTATTGCTAGTGCTCAAGGTGTTGCTAAGGTTGGTAAAGCTGTTGGCAATGCTATAAAAGGTTTTAAAGAATATTTCTATGAGGTAGGTTCTAAACCAGAAGATTCCAATGAAGTTAAAAAAGCTTATAGAGATAAAAGTAAATTTGAAATATCTAGATTAGCTAGTGTACTTGTTTTGAAAACTCAAACAGAATTAGAAGAATTAGCTATTAAAGAAGGTATAGTACCTAATCCTAAAGTATATAAAGATAAAGCTGCTTTAGCAAAAGCTATAGCAACAAATCAAGTTCTTAGTAATTACTCTTCAGATATAAATAAAGTGACATCTGCTATACTATCTATGACAGCTCTTCAAAAAGCTAAAGAGGATACATTACCAGTGGCTAATCTGATTTTAGATGCACATAGCATTGCTTCTGATGGTAAAAGAAAAAGAAGTATAGCTAGAATGGAAAACTATATAAATAGAGTTATTAAAAGTCAAAATGATAAGGCCAGAGGTTCAGAAAGTGTACTAGGTCAATCAATGAGTAAAGAAAGCTTATTAGATATGATACTAGATAAAACAGGTACTATACCTTGGCTTAAAGACTATCTAAATACAAAAAGTACTGCCTTACTTTCAGATAATGAGAAGGAATTGCTTAAACATTTACAAGATTTAAAAGGTAGAGATATAGAAGGTTTAGATAAAGCTACAATTGATGCTCATATAGAATCTTTAGGATTACATACAAGTGCTGCAGGTATAGCTCAAGGTATTATGAAAATAATAATGTTAAAGTCTATGGCCTTAAATCCTATTTCAGGTGTCTTTAATAGAATTGAAGGTATGAATTCCGGACTTATAATGGATGCTTCCGGTAAGTATTGGACTAAAGGTAATTTACAAGAAGCTAATCAATTTATGGCTGGTAGTAATTTTATGAAAGTTACAGGTTTAGATAGTTTAAAAAATAAACACATACAGGAATTAAAGAAGTTTCAAATGCTTGTTAATGGTATGGGTCTTATACAAGATAGAAAAAGTGATTTAGAAAAAAGTACAGGATCTGGTATAACAGGTATTATAGAAGAGAAGTTAAATCCTTTTCAATTTGCTGTAGATAATCCTGAAATGAAAAATCAAGGAGCTATCCTATTAAGTATTTTAAAAGATACTAAAATTACAGATAAAGATGGTAATGAAGTTTCCATATTTGATGGAAAAGGATTCCCAGCACATGAGGTAAAAGAGGGTAACTTAGTTCTTAAATCTGAATTTGCCACAGAGAAGAATTTAACTACTTGGGAGTACTTTAATATAGATGAACAAGATGCCTCAAATAACTCTTACTTCCTAACTAGGATGAAGATTAAGAATGCTATCTCTAGATCACAAGGTAATTATGATAACTTAGATGTAACTCAAGCTACCAACAATCTATTAGGTAAAATGTCTACTATGTTTATGAGATGGATGCCTGAGCATTTTATGCAAAGATATGCTTCTGGGGAAGGATTTGATTTAACTACAGGAGAGGCTAAATTAAAAGGTAGATATAGATCTTTATGGGCTAATAAGAATATCATGTTTCCTGTATTAGGATTAAGTGCTATTGCTGGTTTTGGTATAGGTGCTATCCCAGTGAGTATAGCTGCAAGTTCTATTGCTATAGGTGTAGGCTATGATCAGGCTAAAAAATATTATAATAAGAAAAATTTAGTAGCTGAAGCTCAAACTTTATATAGTCTAACTGATTTTGCTATTGATGTGGTATTCAATACTTTAAATTATCCATTAGAATTTGTCAATGCTAATGTATCTTTAAAGAAAATGGTAGGCCTTGAGGAACAAGTTCCTTTAGATGAAAGAACTAATTTAAATCAAACAGATATTAATAATCTACAAGCTATCTCTAAAGAAGTAGCTATTAAGTTAACTTTTGTAGCTCTATTATGGGCAGGTAAGTCATTATTAACTGGTCCGGATGATGACGATGAGGATAAAAAATTAGCCACCTTCTTTGATAATCAAGTATCTAGAATGGTGGATTCATTTAATCTTTGGTCAGATCCTACTGCATTATATACTACAGCTCAAAGATTAGCTTTCTTTGAATATCTAGTAAATACTAAGAAGGTTATGGGAGATATAATGACAGGTAATGAGAAGGGTAAATTTATGAAAGATTTAGCTAAAATATCTCCATTACCTAGTATTTTAACTAAAGGAGAATTACCTTGGCATGATTCTTATGAGTTTAATCAAACTCAATGGACTGATACTTATGCTAAGACACATGGTGAAGGTGGTGATGAATATATTGCTACTAAGAGATATGAAGCTCTTAGAGAAGATGCTAGAACTGTATTTGAAGAAGAATATTCAAACTTACCTCAAGAAGAAAAAGATAAAGCTGTTAAGAAAGCTATGAGAAAGAAATTCCCAAGAAAGAAAAAAGATGAGTCTAATATTTCTATAATGGAAAGAATAGAATCAGGACAACAAGGTTCAGTTGGACATAAGAAAAGAAAAAGTTCATATTAGAAAAAAAATAAAGAGAGACATACCGTAAGGTACATCTCTCTTTTTTGTTTTAATCTATTCTTGCAAATCCTGTTTTAGGTGTATCATTATAACCGTGATTATCTTCTAAATACTCTTCATACTGATCTTGTGGCACAATTATAGGTAAGCCTGATTTAGCAAAGCCCACAACTATAGCAACCTTTATACCTTTATAATAAGGAGGATTATAAACTACCCTGCAACCTATTTCTATTATTCTACCAATTATATCCGTTCTTATGTCCATCCTAATACTTTATCACTTAGTTTCTCTCTAATTTGATCTAGAGTTACTTTATTAGAAAATACTCCATCTACATAAAGATCTTTTAATTCTCCTTCTCTCTCTTCTTTCCAACCAATACCATCTCTAAGTTTAAGTTTTCCATCTTGTTTGATAATTTGAATTAAACCTCTAGCAGATTTCTTCATACCATCATCAGTAATAGGATCTTTAAAGATACTAATACCTAATCCATTTACTTGAACCCAAGTAGCTTTCATAGCAAATCCAAAAGTATCTCTAGTATTCATTTGATAGGTATAAGAACCTACTCCTAATACAATATTAGTACTAGCAAATCCTTTAGCTGCTAATCTAGAACATATAGCTTCAGCTCTATCAAGAGTAATACTATCACCATAGATAGCTCCAATCTTAGGGTGTAATACTTTATAACCTTGTTCATTAACGGTACCTCCAAAAGTATCCCATAGAAGTTCAATTACTCCTTTTACTTGATTAGTAGAAACTCTTTCATCAGTTAATGGTATTGTTTCTAAACCTGGAAAATGATTAACTTCTCTTTCGACACAAAGTTTACCTTTATGCTCAAATACTTGTTCTCCACAGATAATATCTACTGGATCACCACTATCAGGCCTAATAACTAACTTAGTATTACCAGCTAGTATCTCTTCTTTAAGTTGCTCTACATATCCACCAGGTCCTACTACTTTCCATAAGTCCCATGTATCTGAAACTACAGATAATACAGGAGCTTTAGCAAAAGTTCTAAGTAGTCTTCTGAATGTTTCAATCTCAGATTCTTTACCTCCTGCACACATTACTGAATGCTCAGAAGCAGGTACACTACCAGCTACAAATCCAGTAGCATTGTAATATTGTCTAGCTCCTATAATAGCAGGTAGACTATCTGTTCCTTTAAATGAAGTTAAATGGCCCAATCCTGAAGCAATAGTAGCATCTACACTATCAAGTCCTCTCATAGAGAAATCATGTGCTTGAAAGTCTACAAATCCGACATTATCCTTATCTGTAGCTAAAGCCCATTTAGTTAACAGTTTCTTGTAACCAAATGCTATAGTAGCAGATGTCATTGGTTTCCACATAGAATTACTAAGAATAGTTTCTAAGAAGTTAGGTAACCAATAAAACTCTTTATGAGTATTTATTATAGTCAACATAGGTACTTTCATAGGGCATAAGCTACCTTCCGGTAAAGCTTTAACCCTGATAGGTAAATAACCTAAATCATGTAATTTAGCAAATGGAGTTGAATCATACGGCATACCAAAGTATGGAGTTAACACTTCTTCAATTTGATCTAATACAAGACTCTTAGGAATATCAAAGAAACTATGTTTAAATGCATTATGAATTTGTTTCATTGCATAAGTAGTACCAAATACTACTACTTCATCACATCCTTTAGGTGCGTATTTATTACTTCTAGGAGTAAAGTTACTATATGCATATTCTGTTCCAACAGGAAACATTGGCGCATGGCCAAATTTGTAGCCATCTGCAAGGAAGGCTGCTATCATTGCTATCATACTTTTAATTCTTTGATTATTTTATCGATTGTTCTTTCTATTGTAAGATTAATATCCCCAGGGGCTGTAGTATAAACTCTAGCACTTCCAAATTTTAACTTAATTTGAGTAAATGTAAATCCTGGCATTAGAACTAAAGGTGTGAATGCCACATCTAAATACTCTGTTACTTCAGGAATATCAAACTCTAATCCATCAAATTTTTGTTCTATAAGTTCACTGTACTTATTCAAGTAAGTTCTTCTCTCTATGAACTTATCGTATTTAGTATTAAATTCTGTTGCTGTCATACCTTAACTTTTATTTCAATTTGTTTAGCTATCTGTGTACCAATCATACCCATTAATTCTCTAGATTGAGAGTTGTACGTAGATCCATTTAAAAGTCTATTGATTTCTTTTTTAAGTTGATCCTCTAAAATAGTGCTTACACTAATTTCTTTTGTTTGTACAAATCTATGAACTACAGATTGAGCTTCTTCTTTAATAGCTTCAACAGCTATTTTTCTAATTTCTTCTCTACTTAATCCAAGATCATTGTGAAAGAAATTTTTAATTGCCTTATACTCTTTACTAGTTTGCATTTTTTATCTTTATTATTTATCTAACCTTATACCTACACATACAGGAAATCTTGGTATACCATTATCAGTAAGTTCAAAGAATCTTACCTCAGCAGTCTTTCCTATGTAGTCTATTTTATTAATTAAAAATTCTTCTCTTTCAGCATGAGAAAATTTCATACCACAACCAAAAGTAAAAGCTTGGTTTTGATTACCTATTCCTACGCAATGTATAACACCTTGCTCCGGTCTACTTTCAGAAGGTAATATATCTACAATAGTAAAAGTTTCATCTAAGAAATCTTTATACTTAAGCAATTGTGAACTTCTTTTATTAATTTCATAAGAAGCCTCTGTATGTCTTACTATAGTACCTTCATATCCTTCTTGTATAAACTGAATATGATATGCTTCTAACTCCTTCTTATTATTCACCGTATATGTAGGTACAAGTAGTATAACATTAGATTTTAAAGTAAGTAGTAATTCTTGTAAGATTATCATTCTTTCTCTAAAAGGTTTATCTAGAACTACATCATACACATGATATCTTATGGCTTCAGTCACATTCTTTCTATACTTCTTAATAAGCTTCATATTTTCTTGAAAACTTAATCCATGAGAATATAATTCTCCATCTAGAATAATATCTCCACTATCTTCTTTGGCTATATGGCCTACAGTTTCTATCTCTTTATTTTTTCTGGATCTCATAGAAGCTCTCTCCTTTAAGCATCTCATACCATCTAGTTTAGGTTGTACATAACAAGGATAAATTACTTTATCATCTTGAAATTCCTTAGCTAACATTGGTAAGATAAGAGTACCTTGAATAGCTTCTTCTGTAGTTATATAGTAACCTTCATCAAGTTTTTTCTTAATCTTAGCTGCAGTTTCTACTATAGCTTGTTCTTGAGGTGTTGTAGAATTAGTTTTTCCTATATTTTTTCCTTCACACTTACTTATATTGGAAACTGGGTTACCACCCAGTAATCCACTTATTTGTACTATAGTATCATCTACTGCTGAAATAGTAATAAATCTTAATTTACCTTTACTATCTATTTTATAAACTGTTTGTTCCACTAGTTTCTTCCTGTATATTCTGGATACAACTCTTTTCCTGTATCACTTTGGAAATATTCTTTAGTGTCTACATTCATGATAGATAACTTACCAAACATTCCAGCACCAGTATCTAAATTCCAGATATTAGCTGCATGCATAGGTACTGTTTTCTTCCAACATTCTGTAGTTGTATGACCAATAAAAACTTCTTTAAAGTTCTCTATCATCTTAAACTTATACTTGGGTGTACCTTCCATTTCTGACATGTGCCCAAAAGATAGAGCCGCATTCCATAAGTCTCTATCCCACCAAAAAGTTTCTTGAATTTGTTCTTTAAGATAGAAATGTCTATTAAATCCACCGTGGATAAAGAGATTATTCTCTTCATCTCTATAATAAGATAACTGATTTTTAAAGAATTCTTTATGTCTGTAAGGTATATCTGTTACTACTATAGCTTCTGTAAATCCTGATAAATCTTCATTAGAAACCATCCAAGGCCAAGCTGGTTTAGCTTGAGTTAAGTAACTTAATCCCGTGGCCTTTTGACCTTGTGCCCATCCCGAAGGATTAATTCCAGTTTGTATCCACTTAAAGAACCAATCATCATGATTACCTTTAATACTTATGAGGTTTTTTATTTTAAGTAGTTCCTCTACTACTTCAAAAGATTCTGAATGACCATCTACTACATCTCCTAATTGGATTAGTGTATCTTTTTCATAATCAAAACCAGATCTTTCTAGACATTGCATAAGAGCTTTATAATTCCCATGAATGTCTCCCATTACAAATCTTTTACTCATTGTTTTTTATTTTAGCCATCCATCTTTTTAATGGCATTACTGCGTTATTACCCGGATGAATGGAATACATTTGATTAGTCTCAATATGAGTTAACTTCATCGTATTCCTTCTTCCAGATTTATTAAGGACATAAGCAGGATCTTTTTCTATTTCTCTAACCAGCTTATTATAGTCTTTCATCATTCTATAACTTCTACTGTAGTTACTAAAGTTCCTTTACACTCTACTTCACAAGAACCTCTAGGACAACCCCAAAATTCAGACTCATCGAAGTTGTTTAGTTTACATCTAGGGCATTCTAAATACTCTCTTTCTAATTGTTTTTTCATATCTTGAATACTTTTAAGTTACCAGATCCTTCATAATCACAGATAGAATTTGTAGTATAGATATATTCAAATTCATCAAATAAATGTGTTAAACCTCTATTAAATATACCATGAGATATTACAAGATATATTTTACCACAGTTCTGCGCTTTTAATTTCTCAGCTATAGCTACAAATGTAGCTCCACCTAAACAAATATCATCTACTATAAAACAATCTTGTCCACCTAAATCCCCATCTGGTATACTAGTAGTTATGACACCTGTTTTAGAATCTCTAGACTTAGAACAAGAAATAAATCTTTTATGATGCATTTTTTGAATCATCTTCATTTGAGTTTTAAAAGCTCCAGCATCAGGTATTACCCATACAGCTCCATGCCCAAATTCTATTTCTCTTAAAGCCTGAGCTACAAATAATTCGTTATCTACAATTCTTACCTTGTCAATAAATTCTACTTTATCAGAATGTGGAGCAAATATAATTACTTCATCCCACTTCATATCATTAATGAATTTACATACAACTTTAAGACCAAAAGATTCTTTAATATCAAATAATCTATCATCTTGTTGATACATCATATAATCTATCTTAACTCTATGTGTTTGTGTAGGTAATCTTCTGTCTAATACATCTTTTACTAATGCTAGAGTGAAAATATCCTCATGATTTCTTAACCTAGTTTTTACAATAGTATCTCCTCTAAAACTGTCAGAAGGATCTATGTACACTGATAATTCAAATTTAATTGAACCATCAGGAAATTGGAATAGCTTGTGAGTACTAAACTCACCATAACCTTGTGTTAAATCTATTAGCATATCTTTTAGTTTAAACTTTTTAAAAAATCTTTTTCACACTCTTCATGTATTGCAGGACCTTCAAACTCAGGATAGAATTTAGCCCTTAAGTGTGGTTCACCTTTAGGTATAATTTTTCCACAATGACCACACTGTTTATCTGATCTAGCTCTAGTACCTACATGTTGAAACTCATAAAATTCCTCTTTTAATAAGTATTCGTGTTTTTGTATACCTACCATTACTCTTTGTATTTAAAGGTTAAATCTAAACTCTTATGATATCTAGCTCTTCTAGGAGATCTAAGATGTTTCATTATTAAGTTATAAGATATTTGTGGCATCAATCTAGATGCCGTTAATGCATTAGGAAATTCAGCTAAAAGTTCACCTCTAATATTGTAAACTTCTACTGGCCTATCCTCCCATTCTGATAGATATGAATATTGAGATTGTATCCTTCTTAATAGAAATACAATATTTTCTCTACCTATTCTATTTTTAATTAGTATTGTATTATTAAATGTAATATGGTAATCTTCCCCCATTTCCTGTTTAACAAAAATAGGTCTAGAACCTTGATCTTCTGAATAATACTTTACTCTTACTAATTGTATGTTAGCATAACTTTGAAGGTAATTACCCTCAAAGTCATACTCATACACTTTATGTGGTGCTCTTCCTGACATAATTTTTATTTTTTAGAATCATACTCTAGATTCATGTATTTAGCACTAAAAGAGCTATCCAAAGTTCTAACAACAATACCTTCAATAAGATTCTTTTTGAAATAAGCTTCACATTCTTTTACAAGAGCTGCTTTGTTTTTGAATTTCTTTCTAAACACTGTTTTAACTTGAGGTAGTTCATTGATTACACAGAACTTATCAAATTGTTCTTTACTAGCTTTAACAGCTATACCAACTTCATTGATATAATCTAATCCAAAGAATTTGATGTTTAATTCTCTTTTAGCTGCGGGATTGTTTTTATTTCCGGATCCTTTAGCACTAGAACCATTTAACTCTCCTCTTAAGAAGAAATTATCATAACCTTCTAATTGTTCTAAGTAAGGCTTACCTTGCAATACAAATGTGTCTGTAGTAGGTACCTTTTTATAAGTAGCTAAGTTAGGTGTTAAACCAGTAAAGAACTTATTAAATCTTTCCTTAAGTGTAAGATCTCTCATATGACTAAATCTAGTCTCTACAAAAGGTTTAATTAAGTTTCTAGAACATACGTATTCATCCATATCCTTTCTACCTATAGTAATACTAGAACCATCTTCTTTTTCTGTACCCACAAGGAATACAGGCCACTTAACAACTTTCTCTAAATGATTCCACAAGTTATTGATGTTAGTTTCATCTGTTTTATACAACCATGTTGGAAAATCTCTACCACCTCTACCAGCTAACCCTGGAGTACCAGCTTCTGGTTCTTCATATTTAGTGATTCCTAAGTCTGCTGTAATAGTAGTGCTATCCATTTCTTTACCAATATATCTAACTACATCTTTGTATCTCAGTAAGATACCATTAGAATATACGGGAGCTCCTTCAGGTTCTTTAGATAGAGTAAATTTCTTAGCTCTAATTCTTCTTGGTAATCCTCCTACTTTACCCAACATAGATTTGGACTCATTACCATCTGGTCTAATAAACGATTCAAACAATTCTGTATCACTTACACAATAATCTGGCTGTACTAATATAGCTTTATCTCCTACCGCATATAAATCTTTTTGAGAAACTAGTTCATAACCTACTTCTTCTAATTCAATTAACTCAATTGAAGTTGCCTTATCTTTCCCCTTAAATAAAGGAATTTTATTTTTTATTGTCACTAAAATTACTGCTTCCATACTAATCTTTGTTTTGCTCTTTTAATTATTTTTACTGTATTCCTACACATATAGTAGGACTTGTCTTCAGGATAAAATCCTGTAGCATAAGAATTTGCAAAAAATTCCATTCGAGGTTTTGCTAATCTAAAAAACCTCTTTACCTTCAAAAGGAAAGAAGTTTTTAATTCTTCTGTTACTAAATATCTCATATTAATTCTTTTTTAAATTGTCTATCTATTAATTGTTCTAATGTTTGTGGAGTAAAATCCACTACTTCACAAGATACATTAATATACCTACTGTCTTCTAATGTTTTCTCATGAACATGGCCATGTATATTAGTACCATATCTATAAGATAACTCTGTAGGATGTATTGGTATGTGTGATAACACAAATTTACCAAACTCTTTATTTTTAACATAAAGACAAGAACATACACTATTCACATATCTAAGTAATGAAGGTATATGTTGAGGTTTATCGTGATTACCAAGTATAACTTTCTTATACCCTAGTAATTTAGGTAAATAGATACTATAAGTATCTCTTTCCATTGTAAGATCTCCTAGAATATAAACAGTATCCTTTTTATGTACTACCTTATTCCAACATTTAATAATATGATTATCATGTTCTTCCACTGTTGCAAAACCTCTTTTAATGGCCATATTTAAATGGCCAAGATGAAGGTCTGAAATATAAAAAGTGCTCATTAGAATCTTATAAATCCATATTGTAAACTTACACCAAAATTAACTTTAGGTGTTAATTCATCACTAAATCCATATCCTACGTATGGACCTACACTCCAAGGTCTTTTAGGGACCTTAGTATCTATATTAAAAGTAGCAGAATTAACTGTCTTAGAATAAGGGTTCTTATTAATCACTTCTGTAACTACTGTTTTAGCTTTAAACCAACCATTAGATTGTACTTTGTTAATAATAACTAAGTCATCAACAGTTTTAAGCTTAAATCCTATTTGAGCTTTAGTGGAATCTTTATTTACTGTATAAGTCCAATCAATGTACTTATTATGTATACTATCACTCCATATAAAATTAGGACTAGGTGTCATTACTTTTACATATACAGTATCTATACTGTTAGTACCTTGCACTACAGTAGCAGATCCTTTCTTACCTAGTTGTCTCTTATACTTAGTTACTTCTTTTTGTAGATCTTGAATGATTTTATCTTGTGCTTGAATCTTAAGAAATTCTTTAGGATTGCTAGCCATAATAGGAGCACTCACATGATGAATGGCACTATCCTTATCTTTCCATACTTTGGGAGCTACAGCTACATGTTCTGTACCATTAGTTTTAGGATTTGAAGGTACCTGTAATAATAAGTACACAATTCCAAATATTACAAGTAACATTACTGATATAGCTTTTACTTTAAATTTTTGTATTTCTGTCATGATATTTTAATTGTTTTACCGTCTTTATCTATTGTAGTTACACTAAATTGTGCATCATAATAAGCAATGACGTCATTAATAGCTTGTTGATTGAAAGGCCATATACTGAATGTGGTACTAAATAAATCTTTACCCATTCCTGTTTGTATTCCTTTCTCTTTTAATCTTTCCTTATAGGATTCAAATGCAATACTTAAGAAATCATTTGTTTGCCTAAAACTTATATACTGTTCTTTAGTCATCTTAAGCTATTAATAATTCTATTTCTTCTTTAGTTCTAAATCCAGTAAATCTACAGACTTCTACACCACCTTCATATACAATAGTAGTTGGTGCTTGTCTTAGACCATACAATGACATATTCTCTATAGCATCATGAAATGTTACATTCTTAAACTCACTAATTATAGGTTTTAATGCTGCACATGGAGGGCAACCCTCTTTTGTAAATACTTTAATTGTTTTCATCTTTTCTTTTTTTAAAAGAGCCTCTTTCAAGGCTCTTTGTTCTTTATGGTATAAATCTACTACCCAACTCATTATAATACTTCTAATTCACATGCTCCACCAGCACAAGCTGCTCCAGCAAAACTATTAGCATCTTTATAAGATGGTTTCATATCTAGTTTAGTGAAATCAATTTCCTTGAATTCTCTATCTACTAACTCCCACTTATGAAGTAGATGCACATCTTTAAGGCATAATACAGTTTTACTTAAATTTCCTTTAAAGTTATTTTTAGCAAACTTTTTAATTCTTTTTACAATATCCTTCTTCACTAATACAGTAACTCTATCACCTGTAAATTCTATAGTTTTATCTTCTACAGCTTCACAAGCTCCCCACAAATCTCCTCTAAATGCATGTATAGCATCTACAATCAATCCAGAAGCAAATAAAACTCCTTTACCATATTTAGATACTATCTCTTCAAAGGTTGCTACTTCAGTCATAGGAGCTTGTCTGTATTGTCTACCACCTGAAGCACCTATAAAAGATAAACCACAGAATGATTCTTTGTTCTCATAGATATAGTCAAAGACTTTATCCCAGTCAGATACAGTGATAGTATTAGATACATTGTGAGTTACTCTGTTAGAATATCCTCTCTCCCAATTAGTGCCTGGAAGAACCCAGTTTTGATACACTGTTTTAACATGCGCAGTAAATTCTACATCTCTTAATTCATCTTTAGTAATGGAACCTTCTGGCTCTATAGTAGGAATATAAGTTGCGTAGTCTTCTGGGCCATATGCTGAATCTTCTAATAATACAGGATTAAAGTCTTTTAAGAACTTAGCCATCTCTGTATGTCTGTTCATTTGCATAACTCTAAAATATCTTTTAGAGTGAGCTGGATGAATACCTGATGAAGTACCTAATAATACAGACGCATTACCAGATGGTTTAACACAAGTAGTTCTAGCTGCTGGATTAATGCCAATCAATTCAGCTATAAAAGCATTTGTTTCTTTAACAATTCTAGCGCCTTCTTGTAAGATAGTAGGGTTAAGTAAGATATGTGGATTATCCATTATACCTGTAATAGATATACCCAATAAAGCCTCATGCTCTATAAGCTCTTTAGTATCTTGTCCTAAGAATGGCATATCAGTATATGATGCCTGTAAAGTTCCAATAATAGCAGCTGCTTTACATGCCGCATAAAACTTTTCTTCAGTATCACAATGACCTCCATTAACTTCATTAAGATTACAGAAACTAATACAAGACTTACCATTATTTGGATTAATAGGAATAAATCCTATTTCAAAACACGGATTAGTTGTAAAATCTCTATCTTTAACCAAAGCTATACCCGGTTCACCAAATTGTTTAACAGATTCTTTTAATCCATCAAATTCTTCTTTAGTAAACTCTCCTTCAATTAATTTGATAGTATTATTAGCTCTAGATAATTCTGGATTGGTATCAAACCAATTACCAGTCTTACAGTTTCTCATTAACAAATCATCTTTGTCAAACAAACAAATCAATGCGGATCTTCTCACTCCAGCACTAAGTACTGAATCTGCAGAGAAACAAATAATTCTATGTGCATCTAATGATGTTAATCTAGTTTCACCAGCATGTACTTTAGATTGTAATAAACTCTCAATCTTTTCTAAAGCTAATTTCAAAGGAGCATATCCAGGAGCTTTAAATCCTCCTGATATGAATGAACCTTCGGCTCTAACAAGAGAACCATCAAATCTAATTTGTTCTGTACCATAAAAGAATGAGTTCATTAATGCATCTAGTGCTAGTGCCCATCCTTCTATAGTATCTTCTATTACATGAGTTACGGTATGATCCATTCTCTTTTGAATAGAAGGTAATTTGTCAATAAATCTTTGTTCTACAGAATATCCGGCACCACAACCAGTCAATAAGATATAAAGTATCTGCTTAAATACTTCAGGTCTATCTATGAAAGTTGAACTACAGTTAAATAATCTTGTGTTATGTTTTAAGATCTGTGTTTCTCTATATTGTAAATTTCTTTGTGAGGCTAATACCTGCTTATTTATATAAGCCTCTGTTGCAAGATCTAGATAAGGTACTACCTCTTTTATGTGGCCAAATTTGTTATAGTGCATAGACATTACATCTACAGCAGACTCTTTCCAAGTTTCTTTTCTACCTTTATCCTCTAAATACTTGCTATATGAATCATAAAATTTAAGATTCCCTAATAAATTCTTCCCTTTGTTCATTCTATTTACTTTTTATTATTCCTTTTCCATAGGAGGATTTGTTTTGGCCTCCAAATACCTATTGCATCCTTTTTCCAATACCACAAAGAAAAGCCTTCACTATCTATAGTAAACACTGATCCAGTAGTTAAATAGAGTAAAATATACAGTATAAGTATTGTTATAATTATTTCCCACATAGTGTATGTTTTTTATTTTTTGTTTCAAATGCTTTTAAGGTATACTCAAAAGGATTTCCTGGAATTTCTTGTACTATTTTAAGCATTGCAGCAGCTATCTCTCTAATTTCAACTTGTGCATGCTCACTATTTCTTAATTTTAAGAAATTAGCAAAACTTCTCATATTAAAACTAACATCTGCTTGAATCATACTGTTATAAGTTTTAAAATATCTAGCTGATTCTTTAGCTCTCTTTCTACCTAATACTGGTGTCAAGTCTTTTAAAGCGTTATGATATAAATAATTTCCTATTGCAGTATATTCCTCTAATACACCTATCCATTCAGAACCTGCATTCCAAGACAATTCAGCTCCATCCGGAGCATCATCGTGTATAAATAAAGGTTCAGACAATGTAATACCTATCCAATCTTCTGGAAGATATGTTTTATCCTCTTTAAGTTCTTTATACCTAGCTGATTCGGCATTCATAGAACTAATCCTGTGCTTCAATAAATGAATGTGACTAGCTATATCTGTATCTACTAAAAAATGAACTATACCTTTTTCAAAAGGAGTTTCATGTCCATCACTCCATAACATATTGATTAAAGCCGGTACTCTGGCTTTCTTATCTTCTGATAAATCTCTAGAGGTACTTGTCCAAGCTGAACAAGCTATGATTTCATCTGAACCATAATAACCTAATAATTCTATTTTATTCTTCATGTGTTGGTATTTTATATTCTATAGAAATAGTATCTTCCATAGAAAAAACTCTATCATCTAAATCTGTTCTATGTTGTAACATCCATGCTAAAAACATAGCATTACACTGTATATGCCCAACATGATGAATTAAAGATTCTTTATCAAAATCTTCTCCTTCCATAAAGGAATCTAAGTGTCTTTTAAGACTCTCACATATCTCTGTGACACTTAATCCTTTTTGCCAATTAAGTGCTCCATATTTTACAGCCCCAAACTCTAACACTCTAATCATAGGTATTAAGGTAGACTGTGGTAATAAAGACCATTTTGGTTTACCTATATTGGCTCTTGCACCCATTTCTTTTTTACTACTCATTGTTTTCTTCTACTTGATCTAAATACAATTCATAAAGCTTCTCAGTTACTAAACTTACCACCCAAACACAAGGATGAGGAGTAACCTCACTTATCCTTGCTTGAAATGGTACAGGTTCAGCATAACTTGCTTTGTAATTATCAGTATTTAGTACTGTTACTACTTGACCTGGTTTAAATTCACTCATAATTAAAAATTTCTTCTTCTAATTTAGGTGGAAAATCTAATTCACATTCTTGAAAGTCTTCTACATATGCATCACATACATATTTTTCTTTCACAATATCTACAAAGATAGAAATATATTTCTTATCTTTAGTTAAAATATTTCTAGTATGTGTAATAGATTTATTTTTTTCTTCTTCAGTTTTCTTATTAGCTATCACACAAAATTTAAAATATGCATTCATATCTGTACTTGTGTATAATTCACTGTACTTACCTTCTATGAATTTACCTAATATATCTCTATGTTTTAGAGGTATTCTTAGGACTACCATATGTTTGCCACTAGTATCATAAGGATACTCTGCTACAAAATAATATTTATGTGTCAACCAATCTAAAAATCTAGCAAATCTCTCCTGATATTCTTGAAGAGTTCTGTCACTAGAAACTAAAGTTTTTGTATCTATTAATATATAAATACAATTCTCTTCTTCTGTCTTGAAATTAAAATCTGCTATACCTACTCCTAATTTAAAGAATGAAGCTAAATTCAATACTAAATCTGCTTCATAATCCTTTAAACAAGGTACTAGATATTTCCAAGTCCTATTGGCGTATAACTTCCCATTACTTACCTCCATTATCCTTGTGCTTTAATTATTCTACAGAAATCAACAAAGGTCATACAAACTAACTCATCTTCATCGGTTCTTCTTTTACCTGCTCCTACCTCTTTTTTATGAATAACTAGTCTTGGATATCCATGCTCTAATGAAGTTTCTGGGAATAATTCAATCATCCTAGTCTTCATATAAGTCAATTCTCTTCCAAAGTTTAAGCCAACTTGTTTTCCAGCTTTAATTTGAATATTGTATGGGATAAATATTAAATCTATCCCAGCATCATCATGTAGCTTAGAACCCATTCTTGCAGTTTTGCAGTGCTTAAATCCTAAATCATCTCTAAAGATAATAGCATAATGCCTTTCAGCATTAGAACCTTTTCTTTTGTTAGTTTTACCCAATTTTGCTCTATTAACCTCCTTGTTTGGAGTTAATTTTACTTCTTCTGCCATTATAATTCTTTTATCATTTCTTTAGGCACATCTTCTTTTAAAAACTTTTGCTGTGCAGCAACTGTTTTAAATTTCATTGCACTAAAGTTGTTCTTATATAGCCATTTATCTATCTTCTCAGTTTGGATAACATCCATACCTAAAGCTAAACATTCAGCTACATATATTGCGTCTATTTTCTTTTTTAAATTCTTATATTTAGGATTGTTTACATAGTCATTACTAATAAATACAGCACCTTTCTTTGCATCAGGGTTATTCCTAATTGTATTTGTATCTGTATTCATCACATAATCCCTATCTAGTGCTAAGCACATAAGAATCTCTCCTTCAGTATTTAAAATAATACCTCTTTGTACTATAACATAGCAGATCTCTCCTGCTACAGAGTACTTAAAACTTCCTGCATAAGTACCATTTAGTAGTATACTTAAAAATGCATCATATCTACTAAAACATGACCTTTGATAGTCTATAGGTATACTACAAGTTTTATATTCCATCACTCTAATACCAACATCAAATGTAAGTAATTCATGTGCCATTATAGCATGTAGTGGCACATAAAAGTTACAATCAGAGGTTCCTGTTTTAGAACCTCTAAAATGAGTTAAGTAAGTAGAGTTGGTATATACATAACTGGAAAGATCTGGAATGTAAATTATTTGTGATGCTGTCATTCTTCTACTGTTATTAAATCAAGAGGAATAAAGTATTCCCATTGAAATGGAACATTTCTAATCACATCCTTAGCATATACATTAGTCATGTGGTTAGTAAAGAAGCCTACCATATGAGAAGCTATCATAGCTGCTGAATGTGATGTTTGTTTCAATGTACAAGGAGCTTCTGCTACCTCAGCATCATCAAACAAATGTTTCTTATAGTCTTCAATTCTATCTGGAGTAACACAGAATATCTGCATTTGCTCCATTAAGAGTCTACCATCTATAAAGATTGGTATGTCTTGAAGATATGTAGTGTCTAACATTTTAGCTTTATGCCCTTCAGCTTGCCAATCTACTACATAATCACACCAAGCTTTAAACATATCCTTTCTAGCTTGCATATTATCAAACCCAGAGAATACATAGTGATGAGACATTGACTCAGCTGTATACTTCTCATTGAAGGTATGTATCGTAGTTCCAGTAAATTCTTTTACTACTTCTGCTACTGCATCTACTTTAATTGTACCTATTAATCTTTCCGGTACTAACTGACCTGACATATTATGTATCTCAAATGTGTCAAAATCATACACCATTGGTATAAATCCGGCTCTAGATAACATTAATGTTAACCATGAACCTATACCACCTACACCACCTACAATTACATTTACCTCATCTAGAGGGAACCATGGTGCATCTTTAAATCTACCTGCTTGTTCTAAATTCATATTTTAACTCATTAATATTTGTACCTCATAACATTCTTCACAATAGTTACAATCTCCATTTCTGGTAGGTCTTGTTTCTACTGTCTCTTTTTCTTTTTTACAATGTTCACATTTCATACTAAATTGTTTTAAATGCAGATAGCATAATATCTAAACTATCAGCTACTTTAGTAAGTAATCCGGATACATCGTCAGAATCTGCCATTTTAACTTCATGTCTATACTCATCTATTACTAGTTCAGTGTTAACTATAAATGCAGTCATCTCATCTTCTTCTTTAGAATCTTTAAAGAAACTACTATACAACTCAAAATATTGTTTTACAACTTCTCCCGCTACAAAATCATGGGACACTTTATATTTAGCATAATGTTCACATACATCTTCTAAGTCTACAAAAGTTTCCAAATCTTTACCTAATAATAGTATATGTTGAGCAAAATCTTCTATTGTATCTTCTAAATCTTGTGCATCTCCCACAGATGTTTTTACAGAAGAACTAAAATCTGCTTGTGTCCATCTTTTAATCTCTGAGCCATGTGCAGGAGTCATTGGAATAACTTTACCCATATGTTTCTTAGGGTCTTGAATAACACCTCTTTGTCCTCCATCCCATCCAGCATAAGATGTAGTAGATGGATTAGCAGCTCTAGCTGCTACAAGTGCTGCAGCTTTCTTTTCTGCATCTGTAATAATACCTGTTACTTTAGTTCTGAAACTTTCTTCTATTGCTATAGCTGATACTGGTGATTTAATATCACAGTCAAATACTATTAGTTTCTTTTGTTTAACTTCATAAGGTTTGGCCATATACACATATTCATTACCTTCCTCATCTTTAGCCATGAACTCAAAATCTTTAGTACCTTTTACTTCAGATATGAAACATACTTTAGCACAAAAGTCCATAAAGTTGTTTACAATAAGAGATAAATAGAAATTATGATGTGGTGCATTATCTTCTAGTTCAGACCAATCTGTACCACTAAAGAATACTCCCATGGTATTATGGCTATGTATGTGCCCCATTTTCCAACCTTTTTCCATAGTTTCATTATCCATCATATAATCGATAACTCTTTCATCTAAATTATATTCTGTGTAAGCTTGTGTACCTTTATTCATTGGTAGAATATCTTCTACTGTTAATATCATAGCACCAGGATCTTTAATTGACCCATTTATACTATAATACAATATCCCACTCCACTCCACTTTCGCTATCTGTTGGCACAGGTACTGGATCTGGTTGAGGATTCTCTCTGATATCACTAGTTGAATTTTTGTATCTGTCAACTGTAGTCTTTCTAAGGATTGCTTTATTGGCTGCATATTCTAATTGTTTTTTAATTTCTAATTTAATTTTTGGATGAAACTCATACTGTATTTCAGTAGTTGCATTTTCTGGAGGATTTGTTATTTTAATTTCTATTTCTTCTCCTTGAAATAGATATTTATTAGGATATAAAAGTAATGGTGCAGCTCTTGGAGTTTGTCCATAAGAGTAATATACACCCTCTTCACTCTTAAAGCATAATAAGTATTTCTTATCTGTGTCTGTTAAAGGCACTCTGTGTAAAAATTCTTTATACCTATCATTATCTGCAAGAGATACTCCAGAGTGTTCTAACATAAAATCAATTTCCGGTTTATAAACACTAGTTGCAAATCTTTTTAAAGCAGTAATAAACATTTTTGCAACATCACTTCTAGCTGAGTTATACATTTGTGTACCTTCTTCTAAAGAATTAATACTAGCTATCTTTACATAAGGTACTCCCTCTAAAGATTCCCATGAAGCTAATGTATCTAAATTTAAAAGATAACTTATAAATCTTTCAGCATTAAATCCTTGGGCATTCAAATCCGCCATAGCAATATTAATAGAACCAGATCCTGTACAGAATTTTTGGAAATAAAAATGTTCATACGAAGGATCTATTCTATTTTTATTTAGGTGACTATGTAGGTATCTACTATTATATTCTGCATAGGTTAAAGTAGTTCTGGTACCATACACACCTTCTATTCTTAATTTATTATCATAGATTCTAAATCTAGTCAATATAAATAGATCTTTAATTAAATGACTTTTTCTTACAGAATTTCTTATTGTAACTTCTGGAAATTTTATATTTATACCTCTAAGATTTATTATAACTTTATTATCTAGGTATTGATAACTATCCACACCAAATTCTATATCCCAAGCTCCCGGGTATATTTCTTCTACAGTTTTTACTGCTAGTCTAAAATGTTCAAAAACTGCCGCAGTCATAGGATCAGCTCCTATATACAATCGATCTTTTACAAACAATTTTCTATACCATTGAAAATCTCTAGATCTAGACCCAGTTCTTAACTTTCTTTCTAATATTTCTATATTCATGTTGTAGTTAAAAAAAAGAAAGAGACCACCCTAATGGATAGCCTCTCTCTTAGTTATTATTACCATTCTCTGTTTTCACCAGATAATGCTGCCATATCTCTCATAGCTGCTTCATCTTCTGCACTTCTTAGAACTTTTAAAGATGGGCTGCTAGAAGCTCCTACTCCTTTTTGTAATATAGATAAAACAGTATCTAACTTACCTTCAATTCTATACACAATACTTTCAACTTCTTCTACTTGATCCTCAAGGCTACCAGATTTAGTCTTTTGAGGCATCAAATATAATTTGAAATCCCCCGTTGGAAGAACTGCTTCATCAATAGATAACTCATTTCTTGTTTCCCCTACCACTAGTTTCATACCAGTAATATCAATACCTTTACTTGTTAGAATTGGCTTCAATTCTCTTAATGTTTCTACATTTGTTACAACTTCTCCTGATGCACCTACTGTTGAATATACTTTAATAACTCTCATCTTATTCTTATTTAATTTATTTAATACTTAACTTAACTTTTTATTCTTAGATTGTTACATCTGAGAATCTTTCATCTTTGATAGTTTTAGCAAACTCTAATTTAGATTCTAAGCTCTCTAAAGCTTGAACTGCATCAAATTCTGCTTGTACACTATAAGGAACTCTTTTTTGAGCTGCAGAAAGTGCAATTTTAGCTAATGAGATTTTACCATTTAGTTCCAAAACAACTGTTTGTACCCCAATAGATGCTCTTTGAGCTTCAATTTTCAATCCTTCAATTTTTACTTCTTTTTCATCTTGTGAAATTAACTCTAAGTAAGTTGGTTTTGCTACAGCAGTAGCTGGTCTTGTATTTGACATAATTTATATATTTATTGTTATACCTCTATCTAAGAGGAATTTAATTGTTTTTTCTCTGCCTTTCTTTGCATAAAAATCTGATAGGTCTTTCACAGATTCTTTTAATAGTTTTGGTGGCACCATCATTAAACTTGCCTTATCAGGGACAATATTATTAATAATAGATACTAACCTAGCACTATGAGCTATACCTGTACTATCATTATCAAACCATACTATGATTTTTTTAAATCTAATACATAATTCTAAGAGAATTTCTTTACTCGGAAATATACCTTCTGCTTGAAACCAACAAGATATTATACCAAAGTTTGCAGCAATTCTACAATCTTTATAAGCTTTAGTAATAAGAAGTAAATCTCCTTCAGTAGGTAATTTCTCTAAAGACCCTATATCATTTTGATTACAGTTAGTAAACCATTTGGCATCCTTACCTGCATGTGGTCTATAGATCTTAACCTTCCCTGGTTTTATTTTACCCTTAAGAGTAACAAATTTAGTATAAGCATAAGATTCGTCCATACAAGATATGGTAAAATACTTACCATATTTAGAAGTTGATCTATACATTTGTATAGCTATAACTCCATCTTGAATTAAATTTTCTTTACTTATACCATATTGTGACCAGAATTGCTTATCTTTGTGCCCAAACTCTCTTGGTAAGATGGTGATGGTTCTTTCCTTAAAGGATTTTACTAATTTCTCTTCTTCTACATAGTCATTTTCTTGTTTATCTTTTAATCTAAACTTGCTATCACCTGTACCAAGATTAAAATGACTATATATGTATTGTAGTACTTCATTATGTGTTAGTTTTAACACTCTTTGCAGAAACATAAAGCAGTTTTTACTACTTTGATAATCTGCAAAATCTACAAATGTAAGTACACCATTATAATTTTCAAAGTAACATTCTGGGTTACTATCTTCTCTATAAGGGGCTCTATAAAGGGCCCCTTTATCTTTTAATATAGGTTCCTTAATGATTATTTTGAAAATATCTTCTTCAGATACTTCATTTAAGATATCCTCATTTGTTAGAGGTGATAACTCTTTATAACCATACATACTCTATATTATTTTACCAACCTGTTCCTCCGGTAGTTGCTGCTGGTGCACCTGCTGGTGCTGCTTCTCCATCATTACCTAAGTTAATTACTTTAGCAAATGTAGAACCCATATACCATTCACCTCTTTTGAAAGGGTGTACAACTTCACCTAAATTATATCTTATGTGAGTTGTAGCTTTATCCTCTACAAATCCAGGTCCTTGATGTCTACAAATCCATTGACCATGTTTTACATCTTTAGGTAGTTGTAAAAATGTCCTTGTATTTTCTCCAGATGGTTTAGATTGATATTCTAAGAAGATATCCACCGGTGCTTTAGCAATAAATGCTGGACTAGATTGTACTAGTCTTTGTAGCAATGAAGCGTAAGCTTTAAAGTCAGCTATTGGATGAGCTAATGCTGCCATTAAGTCAGCTTTCTCAACAAAGGTTAATACAATATCAGTCAATGTAGCATTAAATAAATCCATTGCTTCTTTATGTGCTGCTTTATAAGCATCACTAGTAACATCAGTTAATTCTCCTCCACCTTTTTTAGCATATACTTTACCTACTGGAAAGAATCTTTTCATAAATTCTTTTTCTCCTATTTGAACAGTAATATCAATAGCATCACCTGCTGTTTTACCCGCTCCAGATAGAGGATTATATTCAAATTTGGTAACTACTCCTTGGTTTAAACCAAATTTTCCACCTTCTTTTCCTGGTCCTACTTCTGCGCTTTCTTGAAATCCGTACATATTTATATATTTAATTGTTGTTTTGTTCTTTTATTTATTGTCTTTTAGAGCTTTATATATACCATCTAAAAATGTAGTACTAACTCTAGTTCTTATACCGTGATAAGGAACTGCCTCAGTGGCACTACACTTTAATAATGCTATTACTGAAGTTCTACCTACGATATTTTCAAGAGCTGCTCTTTCCTCTTCTGTCTCTATTAAGAGCTCTATTGTAAAAGGTTTAAAAGTTTCTTCTTTTTTTTTACTACTGACTACCATGTTTGATTAGCTACTGCTGAATCTACTGTCTCCAATACTTGTTCTTCTTCTTGGATAGGTATTGTTTGATGTTCAGGTGTTATTACAGGAATAATGTCTACTTCTTGTCCTACAGACATATCTTGTGATTCTTGAGCAGTAACACTTGTATTCTCAACTACTGTTGTAGTATCATCCACTAATGTGTATAATGGTGCATGAAACTTTCTAATTTTAAGTCCTGCTTCTTGTAACAATCTAGTCATTTGGGCCATAGGTAGACCATAATGATCTGCCAAAGCTATTTTTTTCCATCCTTCATCTACCTTAGATTTAAGGTCACTAATTGTGATTTCTCTTGCCATTTTATTTATTTTAACCGTTATTGTAATCTTCAATTTGTTTTAATACTACTCCCATATCATTAGGGATTAGTTTTTCTTCAAACATTCCTCTAGGAGATTTAGCCATAATGTAAATTCCTCTATCATCAATATGTTGATTGGTAATAAAACTATAAGTGGAACCTTGCATATTTGTCTTAACATTAGTGTATAACACTAAAGTAAATAGACCAGATAGATTCACTTTATCAGATAACATCTTACCTAAAGTCTTAATCTCTGTTTTACCATCATTTTCTTCTGAGTGAGTCAATAAGATAAAGTTTTTATTAACTGGCAATGATAAACCTGCATTGATTACATCATACATGTTCTTAGCCATCTTATTAAACTTATCATAACCTGCTTTTAATGCATTAGCCATGAATTCTTCTGACATAATATACTGTCCATCATCTAATACAACATTCTTAATATCAGGTCTATTTGCTCCCAGATACCCTATCACTTTAATGATAGCTTGTGAATCTGTAGATGCAAAATAATTACCTGTTGTAGGTGGTGCACCAACTGGAATTGGAGTGTACATCTTCTTATATCCTCTCATTGGAAGAGGTTTATCTTTCACATTGATAATAAATGTTTCTGTAGGGTTTAAACCTATCAGTCCTAAAGTTTCGTCGGGCATTATACTAGAACTCTTCCCAGAGCCACTTTCCCCAACAATTGCAATTGCATTTGCCATAATCTTTTTATTTATATTCTGTTTAATTCTGCTACATGTGCGTGGACTATAGCTAGTCTTGGGGCATCATCAGATTTTGGTAACTCTTTAAAGAAATCTACTGCACCATTAAAGAATAAGGGAACTTTTTTATCAGCTACACCTTCTCTATCCTTTAAGATACTAAGAGATCTATACCTACTTTTCAGTAAGCTTAAATCATATCCATTATGACTGTTGATACCATACCTTTCTGGATTAAACAGACCTAACACTACATTGTAATCTCTTCCTATGGTCTTATTGTCTCCTAGGGCATTTAAGCTAGGTTCTAGTTTTTGTTCTATGGTTTTACCTTGAAAATTTGTTTCTACATTTTCTTTATCCATAGCTAGTTGTTGAACTACTACAGGGGTAAATCCAAATTTGTCTCTGAAAGTTAGACAATAATCAGAAGATAGTTTACTCATAGCTTGATGCTGAGTTAACATTTTACCATCTGATAATTCTGGTTGTATTAAAGAAATATGATCTATAAGCACAATAACAAAGTGCTTAGGATTATCCTTCTTATAATACGCTACCAACTTATATGCATCTTCTTTACCATTCCTAACATTTTCATGTTCTTGTGGAGTTAATGCTCTACCTTCTTTAGTGTAGTATTTACCAATAGTCAATGCAAAATCTCTGATATATTTAAATATACCTGTAGGATTCTTTATTGTATCTATAATATCTACTTTACTTAAAAAAGAATTTATATGTTGTTCAGCCTCTCTAATCTTTTCTAGTTGTTCCGCAGTAAGTGTATTGTACCTACCAATAGATTGTAATTGTTTTACACTAATTACCATCTCATACTTAGTAAACAAATATTTACTTATTTCAGCTAGAATAATCTTTTTCTTAGATTCTTCTAATGAGAAGTATTTAATTGTTACTTCAACTCCTGAATCTGGATGTTCTTCCATATACATCATTGGGTTATGCATGAACAAATATCTAGCTAACTTACTTTTACCAACTCCAGTACCTGCTATTATTGCATAATAAGTACTGTTTTCAATACCGGGTATATACCTTTCTAATCTGTCCATTCCTACGAATGGAATACAATTGTAATAACCGGTAGCATGGTTAGCACTATTCTGTTGGATTTCTCCTATGATGTCTTGAAAATTCATATTACATCATCATTATAGTCGCTTGAGCTAGCTTCTTTTGTTTGTTCTACATAATCCAATAACATTGAACTACCATCCATTTCATAGATAAACTTGTGTGACTTTTTACAGTAAATAGGGTTGCTAACAGTTAACAAATACTTGTTAGTTGCAGCAAATACATCATCTTTTCTAACAGCTGGATGATTAATAAAGAATTTTTTCATTCTTCTAATCACATCTGCTTTTGTACCTCTTCTATCTGGGCCACCAACTCTTTTGAATAAATCCATCCATTCAGTTACCCATTCAAATCCTATTTCTGTCTCTTCAAAAAGAGATTCATTCCATTTTATCACACTATTGCTATAATCTATAGAAATTATTCCAGTAGCCAGTACCTTCCTTTCGAGTCCTTCTGGTAAATATGAAGGTCTTATACCATAATGTAAGCATATTAAATATGCTAAACCATCTGAATAGGGTATGTTGTGTGTATCAAGTAAAACCTTAATCCTAGAATTAGGTTTTAGCATTACTTCTTTACTCATAATTTTTATAACTTATGTATGTTATCTTATCAGGATTCAATTCTTCTAATGCTAAATCTTTCCACTGTTCATCAACCGTATTTTTTACTACTAAAATGTAGATATTAGCTTTATAGTCATCTTGAAGAACTAGTGATCTTGCAATCTTTTGAATTGAGTTCCCACTTTTATTACTGTCCACTTGTACAATAACAAAATTATCAACTCCTCTGTAGGTAAACCCTACTCCTCCGGCATTAACACAAGCTAGTATATTTATAGTTCCTGCTAAGAATTTATCTAAACTAGTTGTATCAGTTTTGGAATGATAATAATGTGGACACATGAACTCAGCTTGAGGTATTCCACCTGTAAATATTAAAGTTCTACCTTCTAATTTACTAATCAGCCTTTTAGCTATTAGATATTTAGACTTCAATGTATACATGAATCTCATTCTTTGTAAAAGTAACCATGTAGGAACTAATCTGTCTGCATCCTTAAACTTAGATATAGTTTTAGAATAATAGTCATATTGGCCTTGTTCGGTTTGTTTAAACTTTACTGCTGCTGAGCCTGCAGATATATACTTGTCTTTATTGTCAAGCATACATTCTACAATTGTAATATTATAGTCTGCTATTAGACCTTGATCTACAGCTTCCTCTATTGATACACTATTTAACACTTCAAGTCTTAATGTTTGATACAACTTAAGTTTCTCTTTATGTTTAGGCATTGTACCTGTGAGTCCTATAATATTCTTATATTTAATCTTAATCTTATTTAGCAATCCAATAGAATTGTTGATAGTTATAAATTGTATTTCATCTAGAACTACTAAATCATAACTACCTCTAACTCTATGTAAACTTCCCCAACACACTATATCTGTTTTTTTTAGATATAACAATGCTTTCCACTTTTTATACTCTGCTGGTATGTCCACATCTCTTAACTGAGCATTAGGAGTTACCCAAAGTATCTTCTTTGGTTTATCTCTTTTGATGAGATCTAAGACAAGCTTAGTCTTACCAAATCTGGGACTTAGATTAAGAATGCCATGCGGATTCACAGCTAAACTATTTAAAATAGTTATTTGGGCATTCTCTGTACTCACTAGTGAATTTTTGCATAATTAATACCTAAGTCTACGGATACTCCTAATGGTACATTCAATTTGACTATACTATTAACAGTTTGAATAGACTCTTCAATTTTTTCTTTAATCTCTTCTTCTCTACCTTTCTCTAGTGGTATAACTACTTCATCATGGTATTGGATCATAATTTTAATACCTCTAGCTCTAAGTTGTCTAACCCACATATCAAAACAAAATACTCCCGTACCTTGATTTAATGTACTGAATTTATCTTTTTCAAATCTTAGAGTATACCAAAATCCTGATACTGGATTGAACTGCCACATCTGGCCATCTACTGTCTTAGTTACAGCATCTCTAGCTATAAACTTTACTGATTTATTTCTATTCCAATAAGTTCTATGTAGAGCCTGAGCCTCCTGTAGAGACATGCCAGTAGATTGGGCAATTTTAGGTGGTCCTGCTCCATATACTGCACTAAAGTTTACTACTTTAGCTAGGTTTCTTATCTGTGAGAAATCTTCTTCTTTAGCCTTATGTCTATCTGCTTGTTCAACAGTTAACATATTAGCTAAGATTCCAATATCTAAGTGAGGATCAAAACCTGGTGTCCTCATTTGAATCACATAATCTGGATCATAGAAGTACATATAGTGCTGCTTAGTACTATCTTCTAATGAGCTCATATCACTACCGCACAGTACATAACTATCACTAGGTGCTACTATACTACCTCTAATTTGTTCCCCATAGAATTTAAAAACTTTAGGAAGATTTACTATAGGCTTCTTATGTTTAAACCTTAATGTATTGGTTAGCCCAGCTATTTCAGCTCTTACCCAACCTGGTTTATATTGAGCTTCTAATAAACCTTTAAAGATTCCTATTCTATGCTTAATCAAGGATAGCATATCTAGATTCTCTAATGCCGGTTCTATACTATATAATCTTTTAATAGATATACATACTTCATCACTCACATAAATTTGTGGTACTGATTTAGGATTCCCATCTTTATCTTTATTAAAGACAAATGTACAAGGTTCCCAACCTAATGAATCTAGCCAGCTTTTCAATTGTTGTGTAGAACTAGGATTACCATCTTCTTCAAGTATAGGTAAAGTTAGCACATCATTAAAATCTTCAGATAAATTATTTTGTTCTAATAAAGTTAACCATTTATAACCTGTACTAGATAGACTTAAATCTTTCTTATACATTTTACTAGGTTTTCTATACTCTTTATAAGTAATGTTTTTTGGCATTGCTTCTATAAGAGCTAGAGTTTTTTCATTTTGAAGTACATATAACTCATCTAATGATTTGTTAATCAATTCTAGATCTATTCTACACCCTATTTCTTCTTGCTCTCTAGCACAATCCAACTTAAATGTTAAATAATCTAATAATTGATTAACTTTAATTGTATCACCAATATAAATTCTCATTAGATAATGCATCTGATTAATAAAAAGTTTTGAATTAATCTCAACGTCTCTATTACATCTATGTATATACTCTTCTACACTTAAATTAGTCCAATCGTTAATAGTTGGTTTTAGTATGCCAAACTCTTCACCAAATCCTTCTAATCCATGTTTAATTCTGTTAGGATATAAATACCATGACAATGCCAATGTATCTATAAGCCTGGCTGTAATCTTAATACCTAGTATTTTTTCTAATACCGGTACATCATACCTAATAATATTATGGCCCACTAATATGGTTTGACCTAATATGAAGTTACCAATTTCAATATAGTTTCTTAGTGAACCTTTGCTTATAAGTATGTTGTCTACATAAATAGCATAACTAAGACAATGTATTTTAGTTACAGTATCTATAAGACCGTCTGACTCAAGGTCAAATACACAATATCTCATATTTCCTCAATTTAATTTACATTCCTTCTAGTATCCCTTGAGAAAAAGAAAAAAGGAAACCCTAAATCTACGTTATCTGATCATTGGTAAACACTCTAAGCAGAGAGTGTTATCAATAAATAAGATATTGTAAATAGAGGGTTTCCAAAGAATACTGTTAGAAACTAAATTTTTGTTAGTGTAGCACAAGTGCATACAGTTTCTAACGGGGTAAATATAACTGGGAAGAAATACTCAAAATAAATAAAACCAAGTTGGATCATGTTCAACCATCTGTCTAATACAAAAGACACCAATACCTTCTTCTGTAAAGGACTCAGCTTCTATCTAATAGATAAAAGCCAAGTCCTTTCAGACAAGTTTGTACTATAATTTATACTATTTGTTGAGATGCATAGAGCTTAGGTGTGTAGTATCACCAACTTGTTTTTAACTTTTTATGAAAATTATAAATTCATCATTTCATTTAATGCTGTGTCTCCTTCTAAGACTACTCCACAACTAATTGCAGGTTTTGGAAAGTTTTTAGCATAAGCCATAGCATAGGCCTTAGCATCAATACCACAACCTACTTGCATAGCAAATATTTTGAAGTTTTTACCTACTACCCATTCTGTATAAGATTGTGTATGTAAGTGACCTTGCACTATAGAACAAAGATCTTTTCTAACTCTATTTCTAGCTGTACCACCTTCTCCGTGAATATAAGATATACCATCTATCTCAACAGATTCCCTAAAATCCCATCCTGGAGTTTTTAATATTTCTGAATAGTTCTTAATCCATCTTTTTGGAATGCCGGAACTAAATGCTTTTCTGAATATTAGTCTATCATGATTACCTATAATCACAGTGGCTTTAGGAAAAGCTCTATACCAACATTTAATTTTATTAATTGCTAAATCTAACTCACTCCCCGCACTATGCCCATCAGGGTCAGACTCATGATAAGAACTAGCATGATTGTCAATGATATCGCCTATAAATACTACTGTATCACAATTGTGTTTTTTGTAAACATCTTTACAATGTTTCATATACCCTTTTAAACTAAAAGGTTCATGTAGATCTCCTATTATTAGTACTCTACTTTTTTTATTCTTCTTCAACATAATTCTCAAATTTAATCTTGACCTACTAGACACAAAAAACCCCACATATTGCTATGCAGGGTTAATTAACTAATAACAAACTTAACAATCCATGTCTAGAGGGACTTGTTGTGGGTCCACGTGGATTCGAACCACGGTGTGGGATAACAGATTTACAGTCTGCCGCATTCGACCGCTCTGCCATAAACCCTAGAGTGTAGTAGATGATATCAATCTTGTGGTTACTACACGTATACTCCACTTTAGTTGCGAGGGGTGGATTCGAACCACCGACCTCTGGGTTATGAGCCCAGCAAGCTAACCATCTGCTCTACCTCACGATTTGTAGCCTATAACAGAGTCGAACTGTTCTTACCAGGCTGAAAACCTGGGGTCCTAACCAATAGACGAATAGGCCATTGCTTCTATGTAGAGATATATCTCTTTGTGACCCCATAGAAAAAGTTTAATCACATTTGTGGTCCCAAGAAGACTCGAACTTCTGACACCCCGCTCTTCAGGCAGGTGCTCTACCAACTGAGCTACAGGACCATAATAAAGATACCCACATGGATAAGTGACAATCTTAGATGTGTATACATTACAAGACCCTTAATCTTTATTTTAAATATTTACCGTCTACTATCTTCTTACAAGAAGGACATACTACAAGTGTAGCTTTAACTTTAATTTTATCATCGCCACATTTAGGACATTTAAAACCTTTTTTAGGTGTTAACACTCCTACTCTGTGCTTTGTATTTTCATCTTTGTATCCCATATACTTTTCATTTAAAAAGAGAAATTGCTTTCAGAATTGAATAACTATTTCGCATACATTATTAATTACTCTAACAGTTATACTAGTTACTATATACTTAAATATACTATCTCTTTGCGCGCAGGAAAGGACTCGAACCTCTAAGAATGGTTTTGGAGACCACCATGTTACCATTACATCACCCACGCATTGGTGCCTAAGCTTTCCTACTCAGGCATGTTAGGATGGAATTCCACATCACTAAAGGACTATCCATGGACATCTCATATCCTGATAATTGTTACTGTACTATACGAGAATCAAGTAACTGCTGTGGCCTAGGTGGGACTCGAACCCACAAACCTTACGGTGCTAGATCCTAAATCTAGTGCGTCTACCAATTCCGCCACATAGCCATTAAAGTTAAGCTCTCTATAGTTCTGTGTACTCGCACATACTGATATATACTTCTTAACTGTTATCTTAGTTATTTGCAAGTAACTAAGACCTGAATGTTTAAATTTCTACATAACATACAAAACTCACCAGTGTTCTGGGCATGGCTCCCCACTTTGTATGACAAAGGTGTAAACAGAGTAGTAGGGATACAAGGACTCGAACCTTGAAAGACTGCACCAAAAACAGTTGTGTTACCATTACACCATATCCCAATTTTACTAGCTTGCATGGTATTAGCAAGTTAACCATCTACCCGTATGGACTAGTATTGTAATGAGTATGACGTTTGCTCTATACTACCTAAAGGTGCATATCACGGTTCTCTCATTAAGTTTAAGGATAAGAAAGCTAAGTAAGTTTTTTTTAAAAATAGCGTTTTTGAAGTAACTTACTTATAACTATATCCTATATTTTAAAGCACATACGTCAGAATGAACATTCAATTGTTCTTAGTGTGTAATGTTATCTGAATGTATGTGCTTACTTAAACCCTATAGCCATCAAGTATAGGGCTATGCTTTATATACTTTTACATAAGCTTCCGACATTTTAGCATTATCAGCTAGATGTACAGATTTGACTTTATTTTGCATCCAATTATGGAACGCATCAGCGCGTTCTTGTGGAGTCTGTTGTTTTATTTTTACTTTAGGCATGATTTTAATTGTTTAGTTAATTAATTAGTTGTGGCCCCTCCAGGATTTGAACCTGAGACCTTTTGATTATGAGTCAACTGCTCTACCAAGCTGAGCTAAAGGGCCATAAACACAAAGAACATTTAAGAAAGTTGGTTTTATAAAATGTTACAGATTTTGTTGAAGTAACTTTCTCATTACTATTGTGTTATCTTATTTTTCTTTATATCTACGATATAGATATAAAGATATAATGCAATATTTAAACCTAATATTCCTAATACTAGATATTTATTTAAATCCATGTTGCATTGTAGTTTATTAATTGTTTTAACTCTTTTTTTTGAATCTTATTAACTAGAGTCTGTTTATCTACTCCTGTACAATAAGAACATCTACATACATATCTAAAGACTTTAGGAAATTGTCCTTCTGGATATATTTTATTATCTTTTTTTGATCTTCTTAAAGTTCTGCTCATAATAATAAAGATTAGTGTGAAAGGTGAGACTAAGGTCTAATCTTGTTAATGATCTTAGTTACACTACTTCTTTCATAACCCATTTGTGAAGCTATTTGAGAATGTGTTAAACCTGTTTCACTTAAAATTAAAATTTGTTGAATTTTTTGTTCTTGTTCTAATTTCTTAGTTGCTTGTATTTCTACATTAGCATCATATAAAGATATCCATTCCTGGGATCTATTTAATCTTCTATTTAAAAGGTATGGTTGCATATTTTCTACAACCCTTTTAGCATTTATACCGTGTATAGTCCAAATATAGGCTTGTTTCCAATGCTCTCTCTTTGTTGTACTTGCACAGATATTGCCACCTAAATGCTCTTGTATTCTCTCTAACACATCTAAATCTGTAGATGTCAAGGATAAGCCTTTTGCTATACCTTTTGTAATGTAGAAGGATCCTTCTCCTTCAAATAACCCTGTAAACCAAGGTATAAATTGTTCTGTGTTCATAACATGTGAATTAATATGTACAAAGGTACAACATATAATTCACATAAAGAAATAATAATACAAGGAGAATGCTAACTAAGGTGTTTGCAAAATACCAGATTTAACTGGTTCCGAATAATTAAAAGTTATTTGCTCTATGAGCTAAAGTTGAAGTAACTTAGTTATAACTACCTTGTATTTGTAATTTTAGGGCGTCCTATCCCCTAGACGATAGAACCACACTATTGTGGCCCCAGATAGGTTCGAACTATCGTTTCCCCCAGTTTTTATTGCTCCTCTCCCTGGGCTCGAACCAGGAACCTCCGCATTAACAGTGCGGAGCTCTAACCAATTGAGCTAGAGAGGAATTTAAATAGAGAGAACAGGAGTTAAGTTTGTTGTTTAAAAATCCATATTTTTTGAAGTAACTTAACTTTAACTACTCTATTTTGTTGTGCAAAGATATAAATACTAATCTTTACAAACAAACATTTTAATCTTTTTATTTTATAAGGTAAACCTTTTCATGTTTTCCTCAGCTTGTTTCTTTAGAAAATCATATCTCTGTTGAGTGATTTCTCTAACTCTAAACCAATTATTTGGTTTATGCTTTGCCTCAGCTTCTTCTAAAGAGTTTTCTTTAGCATAACCTATAGCTTCTCCTTGGTCATGAAATCCTCCATTAGAGTATTCACGAATTTCAAATATTTTCATATCTCTATTGTTTTAGTGGACCCGCGGAGATTCGAACTCCGGTCGATAGCAACGTTCATTACTAAGGATATTACAGCTTATTGTAGTATTTAATCTTTTACTTCCTTTAAACACTACTAAATGTGGAAGATTAGAGCCAACTGATTTAGTTGGATTCCACCACCTTGTTTATAGTTCAAGGAAACTCATGCGTATTAAATTATGCTGCCATTAACATTTCAGTATCACTCTCTACAGAGGTTCCACCATTAAGTAATGTCATAACTTTAGCCATATTGGCTTTGATTTGTGCTTTTCCGTTTAAATAAATTCACCTTAGTTTACAGTTGTCTCTCTGGCTGTCCTTTTGTACTTACTAATCCCACCTCAAAACCAGTCGGGCCCTTATGTATTATATTTAGTTATAAAATCTAACCTTCCCTCTCTCTGAGAAGCTACAAGACTTGTTTAACTTATTTATAACCTTCTAACCCCAGCATACCAAGTTATCAGTTATGGTGCTTGGGGTTATTAGATTATTGTGTTGGGTAGATTTCAACTATCTCCTTCATACTTCCCTCTTACGAGGCAACACATTACAACTACTTACTAGCAACTCACACCAAAAATATAAGCAGGCTTGGTCCCTTAGTTGTATTCTTTGTAATCATCCTAACTAGTGTGGCATTAACACGTAGGTCTCTCTTTTTATCTGTTCCACTCTCGCAACTAGAATCATGTTTAGGTTTGATGTTTACTGGTTTACTGTATTGAATCTACTTTCTGAATTAAGGTTCCTGTTGCAACATATTCTTCAGGAGTTATAACAATTATACCTCCTGCTATTTCTGTCAGCTTACCAGTTTCTTGATCCATAAAATAATATCCATCAGATTGACCCTCTGAACTCACTTTACCAGAACTATGATAAATTTTTATTACTTGTCCTGTAGCAGAACTAAGCATTTCAATTTTAAAATCTTTTCCATAGCCATATAACTTAGCTTTATTAGCATCTGTACAAGAGCTAAAGATAAGAATAAGCACTAATAATGATAATATTTTTTTCATACTTATGATTTAATTGATTTTCTGTTTTTGTATGCATTGCACACCGTTTGTTTTGCTTCTCTACTAAACTCAGCATCATTTAATGCTGCTATTAGAGATAGCATTCTTCCTTCTTCTTTAACAAAGAAGTCTTCAGGGTGGCATTTTGAATAACCAACCCCTATGACATCACCTTTGATTCTATTATTCACTTCCTTAATAATACACCTAGTGTGTCTATTCTCTTTTTGAATAATTTTACCTTTTTTGTTAAAGATAGGAGTACCTTCTGTGTTATGATTAAATGACACTAGGTATTCTTGCATTCCTACTTTTACAAACATACCTAACTAAGGAATTGATTAATTTTATCTACAATTTTGCTATTGGCTTTGTGTAGAGTTGTTAATTCTTCAGTTTCAGCTTCTAGTTTAACTATTTCTTCAGATTTTCTGAGAGTTTCTGCAAAAATTGCTGTATTGATCTTATTAAGATCGTTTACAGTATTTTTAAATACGTTAAGTATAGATGTACTCTTTTTTTGAAGAGATTTTGGAGTTATTTTGAATACACTCATGATTAGATTATTATTTGTTTAACTTTATCCATATGGTGATCAGGATTATACTCTAATTTAGCAATATCTTCAAACATAGCCATACCATAACCATAAAAATACTTTACTTTGTCTCCCGCCATACAATCAGTGCCATATCCTGCAAGATCTACTGAATATATATAAGGATCACCAACTTTTTCTACATACTGTTTGTATCTATCATAAGAAGATCCTATATTACATTCATTATCAGATAAGATAAAAACTCTATCATATCCAATTTCTTTCTTTGAAGCTAACTTCCAAGCACTCGATAAGCTAGTACCACCCATTCTTGGGTTATCTAATTGTCCTGCTAGTGTAAACACATCTACAACAGAACTGTAATTAGTGTACATTGCATTGGAACCAAATCTAATAATGTCAGCATTAGTAGCTAACGCTATGGTAGCAGCTAGCATTGATGCTTTTTTAGAACAGCTTTGTGAACCATTTTTAGTACCATATCTAATTACTTTATCCATAGAACCAGATTGGTCTAAAAATACGACATTCCTACCCGGTAGAATAGCAGCAAGATTAGGTATAGCATGCATGTAGCCTTTAAGTAATGCTACTTGTAACTGTCTAGCATCTGGATTATGTGGAAATTCTTGCATGATAAGTTCATTTGCCATATCTAATTGATACGGGAATATTTTACCAGCTCTAATTCTATCCGGATTAGATAATAGAGTATCTAATGTAGCTATTGTAGATTTTTTAGGATTGTTTAATAGAATATTTCTAATATTCCTAATAGCGGCTAGAATCCCTAATTTATCATTAGATAACAGTTCATCCCAATTTTCTGCTTTAGCATCTGTTAAAATAGTTTTAGCTTCAATAATATCAACTTTACCTTCTTTAACAGCTTCAGCAACAATTTGGCCAGCTTTTACTTGATTTACTTCCCATGTGTCAGCAGACACTTTAAGGCCTCTCATAATAGCATCTATTGTTTTAATAGATTCATTATTCACCTCAACAGTAGCTTTAGATCTAGCTGAACTCGGTCTAACTAGATTTATAACGTCAATCAGTGAAGATTTGTATTTTAATAACGGATAGGAATCATAAGATTCAATAGCGTTAGCAAAACCTTTTTTCATTGCATTAGTTAGTTTAGGACTGGATTCTGTTGAAGTATTCAAAGCAATAAAACCTTGCATAATTTCAGACATATCATCTGGTCTAAATATAACGCCACCTTGCTTTTTACCTTTATCCCATTGAGAGTAAAATCTCTTTGAGAATTCAGCGCCAGCTAAATATGAGGATATAAATACAGATGCAGCATGGGATATAGTCCTAAGACCTTCTCCTACACATCTAGAATAGACAATGCATTGACAAGTTAAATATAAATTTTCTTGAGCACAATCAGCAATTAAAGTGTGTAAATCTTTCAATGTAGCAGATTCACTTCTATAGTATTGGGATTGTAACTTTGATGTATTCAATATTGTCAATAATCTCCTCCATTTATCTTGAGTATAAGCAGAATGGCCCGATATATTTGTAGTATCGGGTTTTGGAATAGCCTTAGATGCAACTAGTGCAGGTTTAGGCTTTAGTGTACCTATGGTACTTGCGAGTTTTGTATTTGATTTACTCATTTCAGTTCAATTATTTATTGACAATAATATAAGGGGATTTTATTTCATCCCCTTATTCAGTTTAGTTAATTGTAAAGAACGTAGCACCAAGATCGTTACGAATGTCTTCTAACATTCTACAAACTTCTACATCATTTCTTTTTAACTTTTTACCGGTAGATCCAACACTTAATAAAGCACTAGGATTAAGTGATTGAATCATTCTTGATTCATGCACATAATCTGTAACTTCTTGAGTAGTTCTATTGAACTTGCTCCTAGGGGTTTGGAATGTATAAGTAACTGTTGTACCTACATTTGGATCCACTGCTTGTAGAGATTGTAGCATCTCTGAGCTTGGTTGAAACTTACTATCCTTCAGTTTGTTACCTTGTATGTTTTTGTTTTTCATTTTTAATAAAACCCTATTTTCATAGGGTTTTTGTAATCTATGATTCTGTTGTTGAATCTGGTGCAATGACTTCAGCTACTATTGTTTCAGTAGTCAATTCATCTTTATCAGCAATAACAGGATCTTCTATTAAATCATCAACAGTTATAGCATTAGTTGAGCCAGGTTTTTCTGTTTCAACAAACGTAATAGTTTGCTGAATAGTTCCTTCAAATGTAGTTAAAGCTAATAGTAACAATTCTTTCTCATTTAATTGAGAAGTTAAAGTTTCTAAAAAATCTAATCTCGTAATTGTAGCTCCTTTACCTGACAGTATAATGTCTGCATACTCTGTGCAAAGTTTAGTAATTTTATCTCCAAAAGTATCAAACTCTTCTTGAGTCATACCTATAGCTAATGATATAGATTCTTGTGTTTTGTCAACTGTAATCATGTGTTGTCTTTAATAGATTATAAAATGGTTTATTAGTTTAAGAAACCTACCCTCACGAATGAGGGTTGGTTACAAGGAACTAATTATCCTTTTGCAATAGTATCTAATCTCTCAGTAAGAGATGCAACTTCAGCTGTAGAAGCTTCAAATTTCTTGTTGTATTTCTCAACAGCATCCTCGATTCTAGCTTCAATTGCAATAACGGCAGCTTTCTTAGCATCAATTTTACTCAAATAAGTATCGATGTAGCTGTTTTGTTGTTCTTTAGTTTGAATAGCATCTACATTCACTGATAGATAAGAATCTTTCAATGCATCTTGTGCATCTACAAGTTTATCATTTAACTCTTCAAGTTCTTGTTCGTGCAAGAATACAGCAGTATCTTGATTCTTTTTAACAACAGTAATCTCTTTTTTCAATTGTTTTACAACTTTATCTAAAAAGCTTTCCAATTTACCTTCTTCACCTAGGTTTAAAAGTGCACAAATTGATCTCACGATTGAGAATTTAGAAGTTGGAGTTACGATTGTTGCTGGAGTTGCTTGTTTTCCTGAATTTGACATAATAAATGTATTTAAATATAAAAATTGTTTGTGACAGCTTTGATGAGGTGCTGTCTTTAACCCCTTATTGTATGCTTAATAAATCATTCTTTTTTTTTGAGGTATAATTTCAACCTCTTTTTTTGGTCTTTTGGAACTTGTTTCTTTTGCACCAAAATCCATCCCTATAAATCTTGCCGATTCTCCTGATATGGCATCTAATCTATCTAGATCTGAATCATAAGAGCCATCTTTGACATCAGAATCCCAAGAAGATGTTTCATCTTCTTCATCATCGTCGTCATCTGTTTCCCATGGTATGCTTACAGGTGTAAGATTAGTAGTAAAATGGAATTTCCTATAACAGAAATCATCCCATAAATCTACACTTCCACCTTCTCCCATTCTTTCAATAGCTGGATAAAATTTAGAAGGTATTGTTTCACCAAAATGTTTATCCATTTGACTACCCCAAGTAATAGGTCTTTTACATCCAGGAGGTATAGTGCCATCATTGATCATTTCTTTTTGAGTTTTAATTCTCCAAAAAGCTGATGTGATAGAAGGAGTTTTAGAATCAGTATGGAGTACCATTTCATCTGCTCTAGTCCAATTACTGAGATCAGGTCTTCCAGGTACTAGTACTTTCCAAGTATCACTACTAGTTTCATACTTTTTAGTGATACCTATATCTCCTACTCTGTTAACAGAACTATTTGTATTAGCAGTAATTTTTACTGTATCTCCCACTTTAAATTTAGATGTACTAGGAGTACTTTTAGTTGGTCCTGAAACAAATTCTAAATCATCAAAATAGTTATAATAACTTCCTCTACCTTCTACTTGGATACAACAATGATCACTATACATAGTACTAACAATACCAATAGCTCCTATAGTCATACCAGATTTAGCTCTATTAGCAATAAGTTTAACTTTATCACCTTTTTGAGGTTTATATGTAGGAACAGCAAATGTAGATACAAGTTCAAGATCATCAAAGTAATGACAATTACCCCCAGATCTAGTACCTACTTTAACTTCACAGTTACTCCCATAAATCATCCCAACTATACCAATATCACCGATTTGGTTACAAGAACCAGATCTATTAGCTACAACTTTAACTTTATCTCCTGTTTTAGGAGTATAAATTACTTTTGATGGGTTATCAGGATGATCCTTAGGTAACCAATTACTCAATTCACTAATAGTAGCTTTTCTTATTCCGGGAGTTGTACTCCAACGACTAGCTGAAGATTTACTTGAACCTTCTATAAAAGCTTGTTCAAAATGAAAATAAGTAGTACTGTAAGGACCAGTAGCTTTAGCTACAGAACCACGTCTCCAACCTGAAGCAGTATACCATACACCTTTCTCATATGGAGAAGAAGAAGTATCATAATCAGGATGATCACAATGGTTTTTAGGTAATTTTCTTAATTCTTCCTCTGTTGCTAGTCTAACACCAGAACCTAATCCCCAACTACCTATAGTTTTAGTAGATGAACTATCCCCTAAATATATTCTATCAGAATAACCAAATTCACCACTAATTATATTTCTAAATTTAGCCATAGAACCTCTGGACCATCCTGGATTAATGTACCATTTACCTACAATAGGAGATTTAGTTAGTTCACTTGAACTAGAAGTAACTGTACTTGTACTTGTACTTAGTATTAAATCTTCTGCTGAATAAGTATTAAATGTACCATTATTCCATTCAACAGATATGTTATAACTTGTACTTGCTGTAATAGTTTTAATTCTACCTATTGTATCTGGTGGGTTGGAGCCTGTTTTTGAATTACTAAGATCATAATGCCTAGAGGATTTATCTATTAAAACATTATCTCCCTCTTTAAGACTTCTTGCTTTATTAGCAGAAACTCTAACTAAATCTCCACTACTATAACCATTAGTAGTACCATTATCCCACTTAACACTACCTGAACGATCTGCTTGAACAGTACCTATTACATCATCTTTTGGATTAGAGTTACTTATACCATAATAGTGAGAAGATCTAGATATTACGACTCTATCTCCTTTTCTAAGATCACTTAACGGTAAGCTCATGTTGAGGTGTTATTTTTACAGGTACTTTACTAAGATTTCTCTTAATAACCATTGTACCTACTATTGCTAAGACTATACATAGCAATAAAAGGTAAGTACCACGATTATACTTTTCTTGTTGAGGATCTCTTTCCATAACGTCTTGTATTTGTTGTTAATAATTCGTTTTAATTACAATAGAAGTCTTCTATCATAAGCTGTACCTTGTACAGTTTTATGTAGTTCTATTGAGTGTTCTTTTACTGGTATTGATGTTACATCCATTTTTGAAGGTTCAAATACACCTAGATTATAATCTAATGGTATTTCAGCACATGGATTAGTCGCTTTGTATGTATTTGGTGCAACATATCCTTTAGGTTCTTGTACTTTATTAGAAGTTTTTAAGAAGATTTCTTGTTCTAATCTTATAGCTAGACCATTTGTAGTACCAGCCATTCCTGATATAGTAGAACCATTTGCAGTTATCTTGTAGAAGTTAATTTCATTAGCTGTATTTTTATAAGCTAGAAATATTTGTTTACCTAACATACGAGCTTGTTCAAATTCACGTAATACACCACTTGGTAATGTCATTAAATTGAATTTAAAGCTATTGCTAGGATGTGCGAATATAAATATATCTGCTTTACTAACAGATTGTTTGTCATATATCCATCCCGGTTTCCAATGATCAAGTATTAATGTAGGACCAACTTTAAGGCCTACAATATTACTTATCATAGTATCTATAACTTTATCCCTGTTATCTATTGTAACAGGGATAGATAAATAAATTCTACACATTATTGTACAGCTTCTTCTACTCCTCCGAAATAGTTGTCAAAAGATTTTCTTTTAACATCTAATTCTTTGTTAAGTAATTCAAGTTCGTACTCTAGCTCTATCACTTCAGAGAATCTAGCTTCAGCTTGATCTCTAGTAACAGTTTTCACACCCTTATTAAGGTCTGTGTTTAAAGACATATCTAATAAGCCATAGATTTTGTCTTCAATAGCTTCGATTTTCTCTTCAAGAACATCAACTACTTTCTTTTGAAGATTTCGTTTGATTGATTTTAAATACTCTGAAGCTCTTTCTTTTGTTGATTGGTTTTTCTCCAATATTTGTAATGCTTTCATCTCTCTAGATTTTAAAAGGTTATTGTTGATTAATTAAATGCTCTTTGGTGTGTAATAGTTTTCACTCTTTGTACACCATTAATACTGGTGATAAAAGGTACTGAACCAGCTGGATTATTCATCCATATTCCTACTACATTTCCTGATTTGGTAGTTCTTGTACCTACTTTAACTCTTTTAGGAGCTGACATTATTATTTGTAATACTTTACGGTGCGCCATTTTAGTTGTTTTTTAGTTTATAAACTGATTTAATGTTATACATTGATATTAGATTACCTTTTATCATTACTGATTGTTTATCAGTATATGGATTAATTAGGATATTACTAACTATTCCTAGTAGTCTATGTCCTTTTCTCCTTTTTCCACTTTTAACATATACAATATCCCCTACTGATATATTTACATTAGTAAATAAGAATTTAATAGGTATTATTATGTGTTTATGTGTATTCTCCCCATTACCTTTACGTGTATTGCATTCAGAATACATTGGTTGTAGATTATCTAATGTGTCAGAACCACCTTTACTTTTTGGTATTATATGGTCAACTGTCATTGGATGTAAATCGAATGTATATACATCTAAATGTATTCCACTATTTTTTGCTAAACCTTTAATTAGTTGTGTACCTTCTCTTGGACAAGATACACATTTACATCCTTTATGATAAAAGACTTGTAGTCTTCTATGCTTTTTATGTTTTTCAAGATCACTGAGTGGTAATACTTTCAGTATCTTATACTTAAATATTTTCACATGTGTTATCATCTTTTATTATTCTTAGAAAAACTACATAGCCACTCTACTGATCTGTCGCAAAGAAATAACATAAAGATGATAATTCCAGCTATAATAGCTATAGTCCATAAAACAAATCCTATTATAGCCATAATGAATGCAAATCCAAATGCTTCTTTAGCATCTTCTGCTTTACCTAATATTATAAAGTATACACCTTGTATAATACATACTAAAGCGCTGAGTCCATTTATAATGAACATAGATAGAGTTTGAGTATCCATTAACAGTGTATTAATATTAGATTACCGTTGTAATCATGAGCTATGATTGGCTCTTGTTCTAATTCTTCATTCATAAAGCTATCTGTTTATTGGTTCATCTGTCCAGTAATAATACTGTAACATTTTAATATGTGGTAAGTTTTGATTAGACTTGATGTCTCTTATACCGTTCATTACTGCAGTATAACTGTCATGACATAATCCTCTCGTATTCATTATTTCTAATGAATATATGTAGCCACTGATACCCATTAATGAGTATAGTGCTAACCTGATCTCTAAATTGGTGTAATCCATAACTAAACTATTGCTATTAAATACAATAACATTATTACACCTACTATACATAGTATAAGAGATATCCAATCAAATATTGATATTTTCATAATAAAGCTATTTATTAGCTACATGTCCATGTACATAACTACATGCCCATGCACATAGTATAATTAAAATGATCCATAGTATTACAATGGCCCATTTAATAAATATTGGGAAATATAATTCTCTCATTATAAGGATTTTTAAAGATTATTAATAGATTAAAATATAATAAGCTGAATGTATTGGATTTACCATTTAAATTAGTTTCAAACACATTTTTGAAGTCAATGTACTAATCACTTATTGTGATATATTTCAGGATCTGAGCAATATATCAGGCATCATTGCAACTACATACAATATTCACTAGGTGTATGTAGTTTAAAACTTCTAATAGCTCTATAATATAACTTATAACCATTGTAATTTTCAAATGGCTGTTATATTCTATTAGTCTTGACCTAATACTATCACTAGTTACAATTTAATATGTATTAATAGGTGTACTATAATCTTATCTTCAGGGCTGGAATGTGACACCTGTATTAGAAGTTTAGTTATAATAATATAATGAGTTTTCTAAACTCTGAATAATCCCTACGCTTATATTACTATTAATTTAGAATACTTCGTATTCTGGTTCTATACTGATAGGATCTAATAAGATTAAGTCTGGTATAGTAACATTCCAACAATGTTTATCTCTACCTATTCCACTTCCATCATGTCCATCAATATTTATATCAAATTCAACACATACGTAACCTATAGTTGGAATATTAATAATTGTTCCTATAGCTCTTTTTATGTGTTTATTACCCACAGTAGTTTTACTCTCTACTCTATCTCCTACTTTAAGTTTTGACATAATTAAAAGATTTCATATTCCGGTTCTGCAGGATCACATAACTCAAAAGCATCTTCATAGATTGAAATAGTATCTCCAGGCTTATAATTTCTATAAGTTGTAGATGTAGAGCCTTCTCTTATTTTAACATGTAGTTCTCTTTTACCATATGATTCTGGATCAACTCTAAGAACTTCAAGTTTAATAAGTTTAGATAACTTAATTTCACGACTAGTCTTTTTTCCTGGAATGGGTCTAATTAAATCTCCATTCTTAAATTTGGGAGCTGCCATTAATCTTCATTTAAAAGTTCACTAATCTTCTTAAGATCATTAGCTAACTTCATCTCTCGGGATAAATTAGATTCTAATGTGTCTTTAACTGTTTTAAGTTTAGTTAGCTCTTTAGCATGTGCTACTTTAGCTATCTTAGACTCGATAAAACTAATCCATACTTTTGGGGAATGTCCTGCAATTTTGAATTCTGGTGCTTTAACACTTTCAGGTAAATGTTTAGTAGCTGATGTTTTAAAAGCTTCTACTTTACCATCAATATTAGCACAAGCTTGTATTAATACTGATAAGTCATCTATTTTAGATAGATCACCAAATCCTGGTAATGCTACAGTAATAGCAGCTTCAGTTTTATCTGCTCTGCTTAATAGCCGTATTTTCTCATTCACTGTCTCTAATAGAGCAGGAATATCATTTTGTGTGAATTGAACAGCTGTTGATACTGCTGTTGTTGATTCTGTTGTTGTTGTTGTTTCAGGCATGATCTATATTTATTAATGTTTAACAATTTTATTAGTTAAGCTAGCATATCACCAGCTATTTCTTTAAATGTTTCTTCAGACATAGTAGGTAAACTATTAGCTACATCTAAGGCTCCAAAGATATTCATTACTATCATTGATGAATACCAACCATTCTTACTTAGACAATAGAATACTATTCTATTCTTATCAGTTAATCTTTGACCTATTATTGTCATAATGTATTTAATGTTTTATACATTACACCATTACAAGAGAATACCATATAATACTGATCATTTTCATCCATTCTAGTCTGTCCTTCAAATTTAGGGTTATCTAATTCACAATATTGTTTTGATGTAATTAGTGTACAAGTATTAAGATCTATATTCATGGCGTATTAGTGTATTAACGATTAATAAATGATTTTAAATGTGATTTGTCAATGATTTAAAAATAAACTCTCACAAGGCTACCTGCTGTCTTATCCTTGATATGTACTATAGTACAAACCGTCAATTGGATGAGAGTTTAATTTTTATTAGAATAGTACAAGCGCAATTTAATGCAGTATGTCCAAAATGTGTGCTGTATTAGCACCACTATTCTATTAAATATTCTGGGTATTGGTATTGTATTTGATTTAGTTTACTAGTTTTGTTACTTTGTTATTTGTGTATCGTATAAAAGTGTCAATAGTTAAACCTCTAAGATCTTTAATCTATCTCTGTATTCTTTTATACTAAACACAATAACGCTATATTACTATGTAATGTTGATTTTGATGATTTATCAAATGTAGATAAAATGACTCTATTGCATCTCAGCAGCACGTACACATCAAATTTATGTCAAGAATACAGAAGACTTCACTAAACTGTTTTATTGTATCAACATTACACGTAATAATAGTTTGTATCCTAGAGCAATCCGTAGTGAGCCCATTGGGCATATTAAAATCTGCACATAGTAACCACATTGTAAACAGCTTGGCGTCATATTATGACACTGTAAACATGTAGTAACCACAAAAAAGGGACATACAGTAACCATAACGTAACCACAAAGAATAGACACTCCTACAATTAAGTAAGAGTGTCAAGTCTAGTTATTAGATTGTTTGTGCAACAACTGGAGTTTCAGAAACAACAGGAGTTAATGCAACCCAATAATCAAAAGCATTCATGTCTTCAGTATAGATAGACTCCATGTAACTAAGTTTACCGTCTGTTAAGACAGCTTCTTGAGTTGTTGGGTTAATCTTAGGCTTGTGTCCGTCATATAGAGGAGTAAAGCTATTTCTGTAGATGATTTTACCAGCAAAAGGTTGTTCTGCTGATTTGAACACTTGTTCAAGGTTTTTAATTTCACCTCTAATGAAGGCTACTCTTTTGTTTTTATTCATTACATTATTTGCAAATGTAACTTGTTCAGACTCTAAACGTACTGTACCCCATTCTGGGTTATTTGTAGATGGAGTAATAACAAGATTTGTAACTGGGTGTGCTTTTAAGTGTACCATGATAAAAAGATTATTTAAGGATTATTAAAGATTTGTTTACACATATAACCTATAAGTGCAAGAATAAGTGAGGGTAATTAGTGTAGGGATAAATGGAAAATAAAAAAGCCAATCTTATTAGGATTGGCTTATTAGACTATTTGTTGTCATAACGAATAGCTTCAGTTTGGTCTGTAGTTACAGATCCATCAGGCAGAACATAATAGCTCATAGCATTTGGTTTAAAGGTTAATACTAGTTAATAGTTATAGTTATACGTATAATAATACTAACTCGCACAGGCTCTACCACATGATTTTGAGTTATTATGTATTAATATTAATGCAAGAATAATTGTGGGTATTTAGTGTAATGATGTATAATATAAATCTAGTAGTTAATACTAGACTTACATACATATACAACTGATGTAACAGATGCTACAACTAAACATACAAAACTAAACATGTCTACAATGTTGTACACATTGATTAAGATAAGACATAGCATAGCAACTAGATAAAGAGAAGCAATATATTTCATGGCCAGAAAAGATTAAGTTATACAAGAATTGGCGGGGGTATTTCCCATTGCAAAAATAAGTGGGGGTACTTTATAGGGTCATTCACACTCTCAAAAATTTTATAAAAAATTTCAGTAGAGGTTTACTTGTAATCCCACTGTAATGTTTACTAATTATAATACATAAAAAATCCTTCCAGTTTTGTATTATTACCTTATAAGAGCAGATACAAGACTGGAAGGATTAGGTCACAAAAAACCCGCTACATTTCTGTGCGGGTACCTTATTGTATTACGAATTATATCTATTTTTAACCTTTGTGAGACCTACCTGCTTATCAGCATGGCCATACAAAGGTAACGTTTTTAAATTAAAAACAGTGCTATCTAAGAAACTTTAACATATTCATAATACACTAGAACAGGTAGTACTATAAAATATGTTAATATTATTATTAACTTTTTTAAAGATTTATTTGCACAGTTAAAATTATGTCTTATCTTTGCAAAGAATTAAAACAACAGAATATGAAAGGTAAATACTTAATAACAACAGATAATTGGTTCTATGCTCCAGATGGAAAAACATATGCAGCAGTTTGGGGAGAAGTGGAGATACTATCAGATTCTTTACTGGGAATCAAAACAAATGCTAGAGCCACTAATTGGTACGCTAAAGTAGGAAGTAAAGATAACCATGTTATTATAGCAGGATGTCAAATACACTACTCTGTAAAATGTGATAAGAAACCTAGCTCAGAACCTGTTAAAGACTATAGGGTACATGATGGAGTAGTACTAGATATAGTTAGGCCATCTAATATTTATATAGCAGAATAATTAAAACAACATCTATGACATGAACATAATTAAAAAAGCACTAGTACTGTCTAGAGAGGAGTACTATAAGAAACATTTACTAATTATCAATTACATATTGCCAGTACAAATGACAACTAAAGAAGCAGAAGTATTAGCTGCCTTTATGAGTTTAACAGGAGATATTCAACAAGATCCTTTTGGTACTTCAGGTAGAAAGATAGTTAGAACTAAAGTAAACATATCTGCCGGAGGCCTAGGTAATTATCTAGACCAGTTAAAAAGTAAAGGATTTATATATGAAGAGGATAACAAATTACATATAGCTCCCAAACTTATACCTGATAATAAAGAACAAGGTTATCAATTTAAACTAATCTGCAATGAATAACACAGACCTATTTGAGAAACCTTTTTATACAGTTACCACAAATGGTTTATTTGGGATAACTACTAAGGCTAGTGTTACTAATAAAATTACTGGACCAGGTTTAATGGAACAAGTTAGAGAAGGTAATCATATTCCTTATGAAAATCTTACATTAGGAAGATTAGAAGAAGTAGTTAATGAAGTCTTTGCACCAGAAAGAAGAATGATTTTCCATACAGGTCCTGCAGGAATGGTTCAATTTGAAAGAGCTATGCAAGATTCTTTTAGAGATCAATTAATAACTGGATCTAGTACTATAGGAGTAAATACTGATACACTTGCATCTACAACCACTTTTAGTACTAGTAATGGAACTTATATAGCTGGTATAGATCCTTATGATAGTGATGGTACTGTAACTATAGGTTACATTGATGCACCTATTGTAGATAATAGAACTAGATCTATACAAAATAGTATAGTTCAAGGAACTAACTTAATGGAAAGAATGGTGCCATATCAAAGACATTATGATATAGTAAGATCTAGATTAGATCAATTAGTAGGAGAAGAAAGAGATAGACAACATGAAACATCTGACTCATTAGAAGTTATAAAAAGAAGACTTTTAGATGAAGCACAAAGACAATTACAAAGAGGAGAAATATCCGCAATGGATTATTTAGATTTAATTTCAAGACAACAATAATTATGATTTTTAAAACACAACACCCACAGTCCTTAATCTCTAGAATGTTTATTTTAGAATATATGAGAATGTTAGACAAAGATATGATGTATGCTAAAGCAAATGAGTATCAGAAGAACAAGTATTTCTTTAAGTATTTTGATGATGAAGATATAGCAGTAGATGGTAGTATAATCTCCAGAGAAGTATTAGATCTTAACTGGGAATACCTTTTATTTGAAGCAACTATTACAGAGTTAGAACATTTCATGAAAAACTTCTTAGAGCAGTTGCTAGAGATAGATGAGAAAATGAAAGCTGTAGTAGAAAGAATGAAAGCAGAATCTATTGTAGAACAAGCTAGACAACCAGTGGATATTAATCTAATGTCTGTAGCTAAATCTGATCTAGAAAATAGTAAAGGTAAATTAATTATATAATGGACTACGATGGAATCTAGTGCTAGCAATATAGAACAGTACTACGAGCAAGTAAAAGAGCAGTATCCAAATATAACCTTAGAACACTTTAAGATTATATGTACTGCTCCTTTTAAACAAGTAAAGAGAGTAATGTCTTCCGGAGTACTAAAAGATATAAGATTACAATTTCTAGGAGTGTTTGAAGTATCTCAATCTAGAGTTAAATATTCTAAAAAAACTTTAATAGAAAATTTTGAAAGTGGTGTTATAACTGAACAGAGGTATCTAGATAGACTTAAAATATTAAATAGCTATGAAAATTAGAGGAATAGAAGTAATAGATATGTACTATTATACCCAAGGAAATATTAGATATGAGTTATTTTACTCTAAATATAAAAAGTTAATACCCTTGCACATTAGAGAACAAATTATCTACAGAATAAATTCTATGAATATGGAATGTTACACAGGAGGTTCTTGTATAATGTGTGGTTGTAAAACTACTGCATTACAAATGGCCAATAAAGCTTGTGATAAACCATGTTATCCGAAAATGTTTAATAAAAAAACATGGAGATATGCTAAAGATCTTAAACTTATTTACGATGCAACAACTAATAAAATATGGGTATTAGATGTAGAGAATTTAAAATTTAAATAATTATGAAGTGGGAAAAAAATCATATAGATTTAGGAACTATTAAAGAAAGAACAAGTGTCACAATAAATTACATCTACAAAGGAGACAAGAAGATAACAGAAGTTATACCTAGTTGCCCAGGATGTACAACAGCTAACTATAAAGTTGCAACAAATAAAGTAGAAGTTATTTATAATCCAGGTAAATTACCTAAACACTTAGCAGGAACATTTTACCATGTTACCATTAAAAAAACAATAACAATTAAATATGAGGACGACACTAGTGATACTTTATCTTTCTCTGGAAAAATTATAAAATAATGAAAGCAGAAGTAAGTAAGTTAATGCCATTTGTATTAAAATGGGAGGGTGGATTTTCCAACAATGTGAATGATCCAGGAGGAGCTACTAATATGGGGGTAACACTTGAAGTATGGCAAACACAAGGATACGATAAAGATGGAGACCATGATATTGATGTAGTAGATTTAAAAGCTATTACTGTAGTAGATGCTACTAAAATCATGGAGAAAGGGTATTGGGGTAGATGGAAAGCTAGTCAAATAGATTCTCAAGTAGTAGCTAATATTCTAGTAGACTGGACATGGTGTTCCGGAGCATGGGGTATTAAGATACCTCAAAGATTACTAGGTCTTGTAGAAGATGGAGTAGTTGGACCAAAAACTATTGAAGCAGTGAATGCTACTATAGCTAAAGATGAAAAGAAATTTATACAACAACTATATCTAGCTAGAGAACAATTTATAAAAGATATAATTAAGAAAAATACTAAACTAGAAGTCTTTAGAAAAGGATGGAATAATAGACTTAATGATATGAAAACTTTTAACTTAAAATAATATGAAATATAGAAAATTACCAGTAGAGATTGAAGCTGTTGTTTTTACAGATAATGCAGAACAACTTACAATTCTTCAAGAACATATGGATCAAGATTTGCATCTTAGTTATAAAGATTCAAAAAATCCCAAACTATTAATAACAACATTAGAAGGTGTTATGGAAGCTAGTGTAGGTGATTACATTATTAAAGGTATTAAAGGAGAATTTTACCCTTGTAAACCAGAAATATTTTTAGAAACCTATACAGCAGTAATATTTTAAAAAATGGCATATTTATTTATAGTAGAGAATGGTGTAGTAAAGCCTAACACAGAGACTTTACTAGTAAGTCCATTCAAAGAGATATGGGAGAGAGATACTTCTAAATTTAAAACACAAGCAATTAAAGAGTTTACCTTTATAGAGTTTATGACTTCTAAAAAGAAGACTAATCCTTATGGTGGATATTCAGATGCTAATAGGTTACAAACTCTAAAGAAGATATATTTCACAGATGAATGGACTCCAGATCCATTAGTAGAACAAGGTTTAGCTAAGATAGTAGAGTTTATGACAGAGGGATCTCCTACATATTCTTATTATATAGATATCCTTACAGCTGCTGAAAAAATCAAAACATATCTAAGAGATGTAGATCTACAAGAAAAAAATGAAAGAAATGGGATGTACTTACATAAAGTAAGTGATATCACCAGGTCTATGAAAGATACAGATCAAGTATTACAAAATATACATTCTATTAAAGAGAAAGTAGAACAAGAGCTATTTGATCAAACAAGAACAAGAAGTAATAAACAAATTAACCCATTTGAACAATAAATGATTATATTACCTAAAGAGGCTTTTATGGTCTTACAAGATGAAGCAATAGTAAAAGAAAAAACAGCAATCTCTAGTCTTATTCTATCTATGGATGAGATAGATAAAAAACCTGAAAAACCTAATACAGGAACAATTGTATTTACAGGAGATAATGTAACTAAGTATCAATTATGTAAAGTTAAGTTTAGAGCTAACTATGCAGATACCGAAGAGATGAAAATAAATGGGGAGTCCTATTTATATTTTAGAGATTTTGAATCAAGTATATTTTATGTCACAAAAGATTAGAAACACAGAAAATGGTAAATGGTTAAATTCAGCAGTATTTAGAGAAGAGGCCATAAGGTTTCAAATGAATGGAGCATTTTGTAATGCACCGGATTACTCTCCTGATTGGTATACATATTGGGAAGAACAATTGAGAAGATGTATAGAAGGATATGAAATTAATGGTCAAAAAATTACTGGACATCATTATTTTTATCTTAACTTTACACAGATTCAAATTGTAGAACAAATTAAAGGTTCTAAAGCATCTAAGAAGATAACACAACAACCGGATTTTTGGGATGGGGATTATGATTATTTTTGGAGTTTAGAGATAGCTAAGAATGGATTATTTAGTGAAGATTCACAAGTCATAACTTTAGTAGAAGAAAAGAATGCTTGGGAAATTGTTCATCAGGAGATGGATGAACTAAAAATGAAATTAGGCACAGGTAAAGCAGTAAACACTGAAGAATATAGTATACTAGCTGCAAAAAGAAACAAAATTTCTACAACAGTATTAAACAGATTAGGTCTTAAAGTAAAAATACATCCTGATTATCTAAATGGAGGTTACCACATGATTGTAGGTAAATCTAGAAGAAAGGGTTATTCCTATAAGGATGGAGCTATATGTGCTAATGTATACAATACAGTTAGGAATTGCCAAATTATTATTGGAGCTACAGAGAAGAAATTCCTGTATCCTAAAGGTACTATGGGTATGGCATCTGATTACTTAAACTTTCTAAATGAACATACCGGTTGGGCTAAATCTAGAGACTATGTAGATAAACAAGATCATAAAAGAGCTTCTTATAAAACTACCGTTAATGGTACTATTATTGAGAAAGGTTATAAATCTGAGATATTTGCATTATCATTTAAAGATAATCCTGATGCTGCAAGGGGAAAAGATGCTAAGATTATTCTTCTAGAAGAAGCTGGAGCATTCCCTAATCTAAAAGATTCATTTGCTGCTATAGTACCGGCATTAACTGCAGGTTCTTATATTACCGGACAAATTATTATATTTGGTACTGGTGGAGATATGGAATCTGGTACAGTAGATTTTGCTGATATGTTCTATAATCCTGAAGTATATGGTTTATTACCTTTTATTAACACTTGGGACACAGATGCAGAGAATTCTAATTGTGGATTCTTCCATCCTGTAACTTGGAATATGGAAGGGTTCTATGATGAAAATGGTAACTCTGATATACAAGCTGCTACTAATTTTGAAGACAACAGAAGAAGAGCAATCTTAGAAAAATCATCTAGTAGTGCTACATTACAAAAGCATATTCAGGAATTTCCATTTTGTCCTAGTGAGGCATTCTTAACAGTAAGTACAAATAACTTTCCTGTAGTAGAATTGAGAAACCAACTAAATAAAGTAATACATGAAAAATTACAATTTGCAAAAGGAACACCTGTATACTTAGATAGAACAGATGGTAAAGTTGTAGCAAGACCTGACTTACAAGGTAAGTTACAACCTATACTAAATTATAGACCTAAAGTAGATGATCTATCTGGTTGCCCTATCATATATGAATACCCTATCGACAATGCCCCTAAGGGGCTATATAAGATAGGATATGACCCTTACAGACAGGATTTATCCTCTGGGGTATCTTTAGCCTCTATATACGTCTATAAGAGCTCTCATAAGTTCTCTTATAACAGAAATATGATAGTAGCAGAATATGTAGGTAGACCACAAGAAGCAGATGATGTAAATAGAATAGCTTCACAACTTGCAGATTTATATAATGCAGAGATAATGCATGAGAATGAAGTAACTCATGTAAAGAATTACTTTAGAAGAATTAGAAGATTAGATCAATTAGCTATCCAACCGGATGCTGTTATATCTAAATCTGTAAAGAATTCTACAGTAGCTAGGGTATATGGAATACATATGCCAGATAAGATTAAAGATGATGGAGAGAAATACATCAAAGACTGGTTATTAGAAATTAGAGACTATGATGAAAATGGCAGTGCTATTTTAAATTTAGAAACTATTTATTCTATAGGGTTGTTAGAAGAGCTCATACAGTATAACAAGAAAGGTAACTTTGACAGGGTCATGTCATTTATGATGTGTATGTTCGCAGTACAAGAAGATGACTTAGGTAAAGAATACTCTGATAACACTAATAGTAGGGCTACAGAGATAATTGGAATGATGGATAATTTTTACAAAAGAAACTAAGTATGAGAGAATCAAGCACCCCACAAGACAGTAGGGTAACTAGAGCTGAAAGAGAAGCTAATGATAATGAATGGTACAAAAAGAAAGTAGATGGTCTAGATGGACTTTCCTTTATGAATGGAAATCTGTATTCCAATAACAATAGTAATACAGGTATTTCAGAGTATAGAAAAATGAGAGTGAATTATGATCTGTTTAATAATAGGATTAATAAAGCTGATTTTGAACATGTATGCTCACCATTTGGTAAAGAAGTAGGAGAATTGCCTGCTGACTTTACTAATAAAGATATACTATCCGGTAAAGTAAAAGCTTTACTAGGTATGGAAATGAAAAGACCCTTTTCTTGGAAAGTAGTGGCAACTAATGAAGAAGCTACAACTAGAAGAGAACAAGAAGAATTTAAAAAATTAAAAGACTTTGTATATAATAGTATCATGACTCCTATTCAACAGGAGATTGAGAAAAAGTATCAAGCAGAGAAAAAAGGTAAACCTTTAACACCTGAGGAGCAACAAAAAATAGACGAACAAATTCAACAAGAATTAAAAGCTATGACTCCAGAAGAAGTTAAAAGATATATGTCTAGAGAACATCAAGATCCCGCTGAAGCATTAGCACATCAAATATTAGAGTACTTAATACAGAGACAAGATATTAAGATGAAGTTTAATAAAGGTTGGAAACACGGTCTTATAGCAGGTAGAGAGATATACTGGACTGGTGTAGTAAATGGGGAACCTACTTTAAGAGTAGTTAACCCTATTAGATTTGACTATGATAAGTCTCCTGATCTAGATTACATAGAACAAGGAGAGTGGGCTATATATGAAATGTATATGACACCTTCAGAAGTAGTAAGACATTTTGGTACAGAACTTACTTTAAAAGAAATTGATGAAATCTATACAGATTTTACTCATGCATCATCTATACCTGATAGTGCTTTTACATTTCAAGATGAATACTCAGAAGTTACTTATGGTATTAGAGTAATACATGCAGAATATAAAGCATTAAAACTTATCAAATTTCTTACTTATATAGATCCAGAAACAGGTGAACCAGAAGAAGATATAGTTGATGAAAGTTATCAGTTAAATAGAGAAGCTGGAGATATCTCAATACAAGAAGAATGGATTGTAGCTAAGTTTGAGACTTATAAAATAGGTAAAGACAAGTATGCATTCATGAGAGAAGTACCTGGCCAACATAGAGATTTAGAAAATTTATATGATTGTAGATTATCTTATATTGGAGCTGCATTTGATGATTTAAATTCACAAGTAACTTCTTTAGTAGATAGAATGAAGTACTATCAGTACTTCTATAATATCTTAATGTACAGAATAGAACTACTTACAGCATCAGATAAAGGTAAACAACTTTTACTGAATATGAATCTAGTACCTAGAAAATCCGGTATAACTTTAGAAAAATGGATGCATTATTTTGAGTCTAGTAAGATAGGTTGGATGGATCCTAATGAAGAAGGTAATAAAGGAGTTTCTGATATTACTACAGCGGCCAAAGAAATAGATATGTCTCTAGCTTCAGATATACAAAAGTATATACAGTTAGCTGAGTATATAGAAAAGAGATGCGGAGAATCGGTAGGTATTACTAAAGCTATTGAAGGACAAATTGGTGCTAATGATGCAGTATCTAATACACAACAAGCGATAGTACAGTCTGCTAACATTTTAGAACCTTATTTTGAATTACATAACAATGTAAAAAGGAATGCATTACAAGCTTTAATAGAGGTGGCCAAAGTAGCTTACTCTGAATTTCAACCTAGATATTTATCTTATGTATTAGATGATATGTCAAGACAGATGTTAACTCTGGACTATGATTTACTAGAAAATTCAGAATATGGTATATTTGTATCTAACTCTATGAAATCTCATGAGGCATTACAGATGGTACAACAGTTATCTCATGCTGCATTACAAAATCAAAAAATTGAATTATCTGATGTTATCAAGATTATGAGATCTGAATCTATTCAAGAAGCTGAAGAACTATTACAAGTTGCAGAAAACGATAGAATAGAAAGAGAACAACAATCTGCTAATGCAGCTATACAATCTTCACAAGAAATAGCTGAAAAAGCTAGAGCTTGGGAAAGAGAGAAAATGGATATTGAACATGGTAATAACATGGAAGAAATTCAACTTAAAGGAGAGATTGATATTCAAAAACAAACTATCTTATCTTTAGGATTCAATGAAGATAAAGATTCAGATGGTGATGGCACTCCTGATGTATTAGAGGTTGCTAAATTTGGAGTAGATGCTGATATAAAAGCTAAGAAAATTGCTTTAGATAATAGAAAGTTAGACCACCAAATAGAGTCTGACAGTATAAAAGCTAAGCAAAAAGACGAAGAAATAAACATAAAAAAGAAACAACAAGCAAGTAAACCAAAATAAAGCTATTAGCCCCTAACTTTTAGGGGTTAAGTTTTAATCTTTAATATTTTAAAGAAAAGAGTTAATTTTGCACAAGAAATAAAGATATGAGTAAACTAGGAGATTTTGATTGGGAAGAAAACGAAGATTTCTTCGGAGTACCAACACCAGGCGCAGAACCTGTAGAGCCTAAAAAGGCAGAACCTAAAGTACCTGTAGCTAAAGTAGAACCTACTAAAGCTGAAGAGGAAGAAGAGGAGGAAGATGAAGATGATGCTTTCTTTGATGAAATCAAAAATAAAGGTATTCCAAATGAAGATGAAGAAGACGAAGAAGATGAACCTAAAGAGAAAGATACTAATAAAGTAGAAGGTTCAATCTATAAAGATCTTATTCTAGATTCTAAAGAATCAGGATTATTTAAGCATATTGAAATTAATGAAGATGAAGAAATAGATGCAGATAGATTTGCTGAGTTACAAGATGAAGAATATGAAGCTGAAGTATCAGCTAGATTAGAAGCTTGGGCCACTAAGGATTTAGATGCAGACGCTAAAGCTTTTATTAAATTTAAAAGAGAAGGTGGTTCTACAGAAGATTTCTTCAATACTTATGCAGGAGCATCTGAAATACCTACAGGAGATTTAGAAGATGAGGATTATCAAGATGCCATCATTAGATTTCAATTAGCTGAAGATGGATGGGACAGAGAAGAAATTGAAGATAGACTTAAATATCTAACTGAAACTGATAGAAAAGAAAAAGTAGCTAAGAAATATGATGCTAGAGCTAAACAGTTAATTGCCGATGAGAAACAAGAATTACTTACTCAAGCAAATGCTCAGAAATTAGCAGCTAAAGCACAAGAGGATAAGTTTAAACTCAATGTTAAAACTGTACTAGAGGATAAAGATGAAATTTCAGGATTTAAGATAAATGCTAAAGAAAAAACTGATTTAATTAACTTCCTTACCAGAAAGGAATATAAAGCTGGTAGTGATAAAAGTATTACAGGCTTCCAAAAGAAATTAGGTGAAGTGTTTCAAGACACAGATAAATTAGTATTACTAGCTAAATTAATTAATAGTGATTTTGATATGTCTAGTTTTGAAAAGAAAGTAACTACTAAGAATACAAAGAAAATTAAAACAAACTTAGAACAAAGAAAATCACTAAGACCAGCTGCTTCTGGAAGTTCAGCAGAGGGAAAAAGCTTAGCTGAATACTTTATTTAAATAAAAACAATAAGATTAAATTATGGCAACATTAGGAAGTAAATTTAAAACAAAACAAATGCCATGGCATGCTAACATGACAGAGCTTAACCACTTAGGAGCTAACTTGTCTGCTAAGCCTACTGTGTTTGAAGGGAAGATGAATCAACTCTTCTCAGCACAAAACTATTACTCAGATAATCCACTTTCAAGTATTGCTTGGGCTTCAGGATCTGAAAAAGTAATTGGAACAATGGAATGGGAATGGCAGTTGAAAGGTGCTACAACTAGACCTCTTGTAGTTCTTGAAAATGTTTTACCATCTGCAGATACAACTCCAGGTCAAGGTAAAACAGCATTTAAGATTAAACTAGATGAGAATTGGTTCCAAGCAACAGACGTTATTAGTCCAGGTACAGCAGGCCAGAAGTATCAATGTAGAATCATGGAAGATCCACAAAGACATGGTAATGGTTGGGTTTACACAGTAAGATTGGTATCAGATGATTTCCAAGCATTCTTACCTGTAACTTATCTTACTCCAGGTCAACAATGGGCTAAATTGTACTCTACAGCAGAAGAGGGTTCTAACCAAGATGGATCTACCCAATACAGTATGCCTCTTACTTTAAGAGACTCTATGGGTAAATTCAGAAAGAAATATGAAGTTACTGATTATGCTTCTGAAGAAGTATTGGCAGTTAAAATGCAAGATTCTAAAGGTGGAATGCATGATTCATGGATCAAATACGCTGAGGTAGAATACTGGCAACAATGGTATAGAGAACTTGAAAGAGCCTATTGGTATAATAGAAAAGCTAGAAGTATTGAAGGTTCAACTGGTAGATCTGTAGATTCATTCTCAGGTATACAAGAAAAACTAGAAGATTCTCATGTTCACTATTACACAGAACTAACAGCTAAACTTATTGAAGAATTCTTGTTAGATATCTTCTACTCTAGAGTTAAGCCAGGTTCCGGAAGAAAAATTAAAGTATTTACAGGAGAGTATGGTATGTTGTTGTTCAACAGAGCTATGCAAGATTTGATGGATAAAAGAGGTTGGGTTATTGCTAATCAAAACTTCAATCCAGTACAATCAGCTTCTTCTGCAGTTCACTCTAATGCTTATTCTATTGGATACCAATTCGTACAATATAAAATGCATAATGGTGCTGAACTAGAATTAGTTCATAATCCTTTGTATGATGATAGACAAATCAACTTTGAAATTGATCCTATTACAGGTTATCCTGTAGAATCTATGAGATTTACTTTCTTAGATTTCTCTGGAGATTCTGGAAATTCAAATGTTCAACTTGTATCTAAAAAAGATGGTTACAAATTTGGATATGTAGGTGGATTAGTTAATCCTTATGGAGCTAACAAAGGTGGTCTAATGTCTCACTCAGGTGAACACTACAGTATGCACGTATCTAAAATATGTGGTGTACATATTGAAGATATCACTAAATGTGGTGAGTTGATCTTGAAAAGAAAAATTGGATAATAAATAGATAAAGGCCTCTCTTAAGTGGAAGGTCTTTTATTAAAAATAAATAAAAAATAGAAAATGGCAATAGTAGAAGTAAGACCCATTGAAAAAGAAAGATGGCATAAAGTTAAAGGTAAAGATGTGTTTACTAGACCTACAACAATTGAAGCTTTAGTTAGTACAAGAACAGGACAGTATGCAACAGGACTAACAGAAGAAGATAAAAATAGATTAGAAAAGATTACAGGTTATAACTTGTCTCCTGAGTATAAACTAGGAACACCTCACGAATTTTGGAATTCACCAGCAGCTTTAATTAAATTGGCATTTAAGACTAATATCTTCAATACAGATAATCCATTAGAGGAAATTAAAGTTAAGGTAATGAAAGAATCTGATTTAGTAGCTAATTCACAAAAAGAATATGAAGATGGTAAATACCCTGAGGCTTTATTTGTGATATTTGATGAACAAGAAGATACAGATATTAGAGCATCCAAAGCATCTATTAAAAGAAAAGTAGTTATTGAAGCTTCCAAGTTAACTAAACTTAGAAAAGCGGAGATAGTACAAATTTTAACCGGTGTCTCTGTGAGAGAACAATCAGAAGATTTTGTAGATCTTAAATTAGATGATGCTATAGATAGTGAAGGAGCTGAAAAAGTTCTTACACTTATCCAAAGAGATAAAACTAGAGTGTCACTAAACTCATTAATATTAGAGGCTTTATACAAAAACATTTTAAGAAAAGATGGTACTGCTATCTACTTTATGGATGATCAATTAGGATTTGATGTTGAGTCTACTATAGACTATTTTATCAATCCAAAAAATCAAACATTAAAAGCCCAAATTCTAGAAAATCTAAACAAATAGTATGGATATAAAGGGAATGCACTATGATTTAAAGTACAAGCTTAATAAAGTAGATTCTCAACAATATAGAAATCTGAGAGTACCTGAAATTGATTGGGTACTTAATGAGGCCTATGAGATATACATAAAATCTATTGCAGAGCCTAGACAGAAGAATAACTTAGGCTTTGAAACAAGTCAAAGAAGTATAGACGATATTAGAGTATTAGTAGAAGACGCTGTTGAAATTAACACAGTAACTAATGCAACTTTAACTTATGCTCCTCTTCCTGTAGATTATATGTTCTATTTATCTAGTGATATTATAATGAATAAACCTTCCTGTGGTGATAGGAAAGTTAAAGGTTTATTGAAACAACATGATGATTATCTTTTAGGTAATTATTTATACAAATCCTCATATGAATGGGGAACAGTAAATATTAGATTTTATAGTGCTGGAATAAGAATCTTTAATGATACTACATTCACTACTCCTAAACTAATATTAGATTACATAAGAAAACCTGCTTATATACATAATGCTGAAGACTTCTTACCTACTCAATCTTATAAATTACCTGATGGTACAATATTGAGTGGTACACAAGATTGTGAACTTCCTGAACACACACACAGAGAAATTGTAGATATAGCTGTACTTATACTTACTGGTAACTTGCAGATTCCAGATTATCAAATAAAGCAAGCAAAATTGAATTTAAATAATTAAAATTAAAAATTATGAGTAGAAATAATGATGTATATAAAGTACTCGTTTCTAAAGATAATCAAGGGCTATTGGCCTCTGGTTCAAAACCTACCGCTTTAGGTGTAGGACAAATAGGTTTCTTTGATGGGAATACGGGTTTATCTATAGGTGCCGCTGATACTAATATTAGAAATTTTTACATAGGTGTAGGTCTTGATTTAGATGGTGATACTGTAATTGACAATATTGCCAAATCTTCAGGAAGTTCCATTCAAAATAAAAATATAAAATACGCAAGTGTTAGACCTTATAACCCTGGTCAAGCAATGATAGTAAAGTTAGGTGATTATTTAGCTGAAAGTGAAACTGAATATGGTGTTAAACTTGAGATGAGAAATCAAGAGATTTATAGAAGCCAAGGGTATAACCAATATACACAAACGTATATTACTAAAACTCCTGCAACAGATCTTTGTAGCACTCAATGTCCTTCTAGTGATGCTAACTATATTACTAAAGATTTGGTATTTCAAATTAATAGTGAACCACATGCTCTAGTTAAAGCTGAGGCTATAGCAAGAACTGACATTGCTGCTTTAGCAATTCCAGGAGTAGCTGCTAAAACTGCAGGAGATGTAGTTACAGAAGCTGAAGTAGATGCACTTATTGCATTTAATAAATTGCAAGTAGATACAGCAGATTATGTATACACAGATATACAAATCACTACTATCACCCAAGTAGCAAAAGATTTTAATTCTATAAACTTGAAATACTTTTATCCTAGAGAATCTGTAGTTATAACTTCTCCAGTAATTGGTTTCCAAAATAATAGTACTTTTACTGTAATTCAAGAGGCTATTTTTGAGGAAGGTTCTGGGTATGATATCAAACAATTAGAATATGAAGCTAATGGCTGGATTGACTCTCCTTACAGATTGTCTACATTAAATGGTGTTGCAAATGATATTAATTACAATGCAGTTAAGACTGAAAAGTATACTCAATACATACTAACATATGATGAACAATCAGAAGGTGGATGGGAACAATTTTTCAACAATGAAGCAACAATAGTTGCAATACCTAATGGTGACACTGTAACAGCAGCTGCTTTTGCAACTATGTTAGATGTTATGTTAGCTGGTAAAGGCTTTAATCCTCTAGCTAATGACTTTGGTGGAGCTGCTACTTTTGGAGCTGATGATACAGATCAGGAACTAACTTCTAGTTTTGTTGCTGATACTGATGGTATATCTTAATAACTGTAATATATGGCCATAGCATACACCTTAAATAAATACAAGGATGTATACACCATAAAAAATACAGGTGTAGTTAGTTTAACCTACACTCTCTCTTTAGGAGGGTGTGGGTCTACTACACAAGTATCATCAGGTAGTATAATTCCAAATGAAACAATTACATTACCAATAAATTACAAAGATGGGATCTATCAAGTAACAGTATCAGACAGTATTTCTACGGAAAAATTGCCTGATATTTTATTTTATAAGAACTTCTTATTGTATATTGTAGATGTAATTAATACTCTCTACTGTAAATGTAGTGAGTGTGGATCCTGTAAAGATTGTGATAATATCAGATCAGATACATACTTAAACTTACTAGGAGCAACTAATGCATATATGCTATTAGACTTTGTATCTTACGAAGTTTATTTAAAACATATGAGTATTAATTTGCAATGTGATTTAAGCAGTGTTGTAGCTGATTTTGTTGCACAAACTCAAATATCAGGAGATGAAGAAATCTTAGATATAATGAATAAAATTATTGCTAGTTATTATACTTCTTTTTATTTAAGTGAAGTAAATAAAGCAATAGATGCTGATGAAGTAACATATGTTAAAGAGAAATATAACTATAATAATATAGCTAAATGCTTTAAGAAAATAGGTATAGATGTACAAACTATAGTTGATTCTTATACAAATATGAATGTATTCTATTGGCAACAACCAGATATCACTACAGATATAGATGATGTAATGGCCAATTTAACACAAGTTTTTTTAGATACAAAACCTTTTGTAAATATTTCAGAGTTTCAACAAGGTAAAAAAGTCACTTATGCTGTAACAGGTAGAAATGCTTTTGCTATACAAGAAACACCGGATGCTAATTATACTATCACTGATAGTATGGGTAATGATATAACAGATGAATTTGACTATCAATATGATGTTAGTTTGAAAACAGCTGTGTTTGTATCCATTAACATAATTGCCCCTAGTGTTTTATATTATAAATTTAAAACTAATTTTTAATGAATATTAATGATATACAAACAGGTTTAAGAGTAGCCACTCAAATTCCTTTAGATATAAAAAGGTATAGTCTTAATGAAGCTTCATTGCAAGATTTAGGAGTAAACGATAATTTAGCTTATACCTATCATAAAGGATTAGAAGTAACCTGTCTTGAAGAAAGAACTAAATATGAATGGAAAGAAGTTGAAGTAGGAGATATAAAACTTCTTGCTTCTGATTTTATATACCCTTCAGGATTAATTGTAAATGATGTAGATTACTCAGATAAACATTATAATTTTGCTAAGGTAGTAATATCTCCCACTATAATTCCAGATGCGACAGCTACTGTAAAAGGTATTTTAAAATTAACAAATGATTTAGGTGGAACCGCAGATTTACCAACAACTCCTACATCTTTTCATTTAACTGGAAATGAGACAGTAACTGCGGGTATTAAACAATTTTTTACAGGTGGAACTGCAAGTGGTACTAATATTTTAAAAATAAATAAAGGAACTGGACATGCAGAGACTAATGCTGCAATGTTAATATATGCTTCACCTACAGTTAGAGGTGCATATATGGAATCGGATGGTGCTAGTAGTGCCTTATGGGTACATTCTTCTGGAATACAAGGTATTGGAGATACTGCTCTTATGGTTACAAATAATGCTGGAGGTATAGGAGGACAATTTAGCAATAATACTCTTAGTACAGGTGTTGCATTATCTGTACAAAATGGAGGAGCAGTTAATAGTAAAGGATTAGAAGTATTAAATGGGTATGGTAGAGTTGCAATAACTGTAAATCAAGGAAATATTGGTTCAGGAGGAGATGCTTTTAATCTATTAGATAACGGTATTGTTATATCAAGAATAAATAAATTTGGGGATATAACTGGAAAATCATTTATTAAAACTGGTGGAACTTCTTCACAGTATTTAATGGCTGATGGTGGTGTAAGTGAATTAAATCCACAAAGAACAGAAGCTGCCTCATTTGCATTAACAGATGTAGATAATGGGTACACCATATTTGTAAATAATGGAGCTACAGCTATAACTATATCCTTAGGGGCTATTACTATACCTAATTTTTGTGTAGGATTTATTCAAGAAGGAACTGCTGATGTCACATTTACTGGTGTAACAAATCCAATAGGACTTAAGAGTAAAGGACAAGGGTATCAAACTTTTATAGAAAGAAAACTTGCAACCTCATCTTATTATTTACTTGGTAACACAAAAGCATAATTATGAATAATTTTAAAAGAAATATATACAGAACTATTACAGATGATATACCTATACCACCTCCTTTTGATACACAAGTTTATAGTTATGTCAGAGACGGTAGTCAAGATTTTTGTGATTGTGGACCAGAAAATAATGAGCAATGTAATCCAGGATTTCATCCACCCTCTGTAGATTATTTAGATGCTGATAATAATCCACAAACTATAAATTTATATTCTACTTGCTTAGATCCTGATGCAACTATATGTGTATCATTTACGGCAATTGTTGGATCTGTAATACCTCATTTTGCTACTGAATGTTAATTAAAAATAATACATATAATGATAATAGAATGTAATGAAATAAGTCAAACAATAAAATAATAAAATTATGAATTTAGAAAGTGCAATAAAAAATAGAAGTAGAGTTTCTCAATATTTAAAAGAACTACTACTTAGAGTTAATAAATTAGAATCTGGTGGAGGCAGTGGAGGTTCTCAGGATTTACAAAGTGTATTGAATGAAGGAAGGACTGCGGCACTGGATAATGGTGAAGTTTATGTAGAAATAGGGGCAGGAACGGGAAATAATAAACACATTTATTTTTCTATAACCGATGCAGAAAGTGGAGATAGACCTAATGGAGATATCGATGTAAGAAAAGAGGGAGCTGTTATGACTAGTAGAGTTGTAGGAGGTATGTGTACAGTAGAAGTTAAAAATGGTAAATTCATTTTAGAGGAAGGTATATCAGGTTCTGGCACTATTATAAAACTAGCTGATATGATACCTGATACAGGTAACGATGTGGAACTTTTATTTCCTGCCAAAGCTTCTGGTGGAACTTACACTTTAGCCACTTTAGACGATATACAAGCACCCTTGTCTACATATGCAGATAATGCATCAGCTATTACAGGAGGACTTGTAGTAGATAATTGGTACAAAACAGCTACAGGAGAACTAAGAGTAGT